CAGAAAGGATGACCCCATGTCTTACACCGCAGAGCAGATGTACCGCGACCTCTACCGCAAGACCACCGAGCAGATCATCGAGATGATGATCGCCACTGGCATCAATCCCGAGCTGGGCTATTACGAGAACGAGTCCGCAAACCTCTTCGACATGGGCGCGTTGCATCTGATGAACCGCCTTAGCGGATCCGACTTCTCCCGCGTGATGAACCGCATCGGCGACATCGCAGTGCAAAAGGCAGAGGACAGCGGCGAGATCCCCTACTGGACCTATGACCGTCCAGCCGAGGATGCTGACGACACAATCAGCTACTGTGTTATCGATCCTTATGATGAAATCCCCATCGACAACGATGAACAGGTCCGCTGGTATGACACCAGTGCCGAGCTCTGCTGACGTTGTCAGACAATCCAAAAGCCCCCCTTTCCAAACATCTGACAATCCGGAGAAAGACCATGACCTTCAAGACCTTTGCCACCGCCCAAGAGATCTTTGACTACGTGACCCCCCTGCTGTTCGAGCAGGGGGAAAGGTCTATAACTCTGCACGAGGAAATAGAAAACCACACCCAGTGCTCTTATCGCGGTGGGTACGAAGGCGAGCTTCGCTGTGCGATTGGCTTCATCATCCCAGACGAGCTGTATTGCGAGGCCTTCGAAGGCCAGAACATGGCGAACCCTGCACTAAAAGACGCATTGTCTTCGGTCATTCCGATAGAGGATGAACAGCTGACCCTTTTCCTGCAACAGTTCCAAGACGCTCATGACTACTGGGATGACACCGCCTCCGACTTGTTCCGCCGCCTCCAAGACCTTGCCATATGTTGGAAGCTGGACCGGACGGTTCTGTCGAGTTTCGGTATGGTAGAAAACCCCACCTGATACCACCATTATTCACCATAGAAAGGAACCACCATGAAACCGCTTGTTAAACCCTCGCCAAATCTGAACGGCACACCCGTTTGTGATCTGGTCAACCAGTACATGGCGGTGGCGAACACCGCCCGCGAGTTGCTGGACAATCTTGCCAAAGCCTCGCCACACGGGCGCGACTATCCACCTGACTACATCTACAAGCATGGCGATTTGTCGGAGGCCCGCGAGGCCTTCGGCGAACGCTACCGTGCTGTCCTTGCTCTCGAAGAGGAGTTCGTTCGGATGGCTGTTTCTTTGCACAGGGGAGAGGACCAATGACTATTTTCTTTGTATCATCCATGGAGATGCACGGGGCCCTGCGCGAGGCTCCAAGTGCCGACTGGCATGGGACACGTGCCGACGCTCAGGTACATGCCCAGCGGCATGCGAACGAGACAGGCGAAACCCATTTCGTTTATTCTGTCGAGAAGTTTGACTACTTCGAGCCGGAGGTTCCGGTCGAACCTGATCTGGACCTGACGGGCTACAAGCTCTGGAACCCTCCGCTACACTCGAAGTCCATGCCTCGTGGTATCGGCCCCGAAGATTACGTCTCGGTGATCCTGCGGGATGGCAACGTCTTGTCCCCAGAACTGGCAAGCCATTACAACTGGGATGTCAACTATGCGGCACAGGCAGAGGGCAGATACGACGAGAGCGACATCATCGCCTATCGGGTAGTGGAGGACTGGGAAAGGGCAAAGGACGGCTATGTGCCCTTCTTTGGCGATTTAAAAGGCACTCTGCCCAAAGGGGTAGGTCCTCGGACCCTTGTTCTTGTCAAGTTCCGCAATCAGGAACCCACCCAACACCCGTGTGTTGCCTCGGCCCTGACGTGGTCTATCGATCCTGAAAATCCTGACAATGGCGACATCGTTTCTTACAAGATCGTGGAGTACATCTGACCATGGCAAAGAAACAACTCTACCGCGTCACCGTCCGGTACACGGGAACTAAGACCTTCATACTGGACACTACACCCCTTGACTCAGACGATCTCGGGATGATCTTTTACGCCCCCGAGACGATTGAACAATGGACCAACCCCATCCACGACGACGTTTCTGTCGAGCTCGTCAGTGCCGAACTCTTGCAAGGAGATGATAAATGAAACCGCTCTACATGACACGGGCCGAGGTAAAGGAAGAACTTGATTACGAGATTGTCAGTGAAGGTAATGAGATAGCCTTCTTCATTACCCGTGACACCCCCATCATCATCACCCCCTACGAGCCAAGGGGGTTGCGGAGATTGGTGGGCGAGGCTTGTCTAGTCAACACTCCCGCAACCCAACATGCAGTGCTGGTTTGCGGTGATGTCAGCTGGGTTGCAAACGAAATAAGAGATCACTTTGAGGGGAAAGACTGATGACACGAGCATATAAGATCGAGGCGGTGGTCATTTACGAGATCATCGTCGAGGCCCACAACGAGGACGATGCTTTCGAGCGGGTCGACCAGATACCATTCAAGGAATGGGAGATGGGGGATGTCGCGTACGATTTGATCGAGACAGATCCCGAGGACAATTATGAAGACGCATCGAGGGATGATTGAAATGACAAAGGACAAAGTATGGGTGGTCGTTTCAGACGGTCGCAATTTGAGCGAGCCAGTGGTCAACGTCTGCGCCACCGAGGCCCGAGCTCTCCAGCTCGTCTCTGAAATGTGGGAAATCTGGCAACGGGACTACATCGAAGGTTCAAGCGAGGCTGGTCTCACCGACTTTGATGAACCCGTGCCGTTTCACCAAGGCGACATGTATACCTTCGAGCATCCAGAGGTGGATCATGAGAACACCGAGTGGCATTACGTTTATGAAGTGGAGATCGACCATGGGTGATTATGTGGGAGCGGGCTATCGGGGGACAGACACCAGTCAGGATGCCGCTGCGATGATTGCCGGACGGGCAGGAACCTTGCGCCGTCTGGTTATCGACATCCTGAAGAAGCACAAGAAGGGGCTCACCGCCGATGAAGCCGCCGCCATTCTGGAAGAGAGCGTTCTGGCAATCAGGCCGCGTTTCACCGAGTTGAGGCAGGATGGGCTCATCAGAGACTGCGGAGGCCGCAGACCCAACCTGTCAACCCGAATGGCTATCGTGTGGGTAATGAACAGGAAGAAAAAGAAATGAGCGAACCTTCACCCAAGACGGTCGACCTGATCGTCAACACCCTGTTCTTTGCCTTGATGCTGCCGTTCATTTACTACGCTGATGAACTGGTTGAGGCAGTCCGGAGTTTCTTTTGATGCTGGAATGCATGATCCTCGGAGATAGCATCGCGGTCGGTGTGGCAATGCACCGACCGGAGTGTGAGGTCTATGCCAAGGTGGGTCTGTCCTCAGTGCAGTTTGGCACGATCTATGCGGACAAGATACTGGAGGCGAAGACCGTCATCATCAGCGTCGGTTCTAACGATCACCAGTATGTGCCGACGAACTACGAACTGTTGAAGATCAGAGGACGGATATCTGCGGACACGGTCTACTGGATCATGCCGCAGGGTAACGCCAAGGAGGCGAACGTTACCATCACGAAGATACAAGCCATGGTTAGCAAGATTGCTAACACGATGGGCGACGGTGTGATTCACTTTACCCCGTCACCTGATGGAATCCACCCGACTACCAAAGAATACAAACGCATTGCCCTTGAGGCAGCACCACCAAAGGAGCCAGAAGATGACGAAGGATATGCTGGAAAATATAATCGCCCGTATTGAGAAGCTGGAAGAAGAGAAGGCCGCTGACGAAATTGAACGGTTGCGGGGTGAAAATCAAAAATTGTTAAAGGCGTTGACGGGTTTGTATGAAGCCTGTCGTTGGGAAAAAGTTGCCCCCGAAATAGACGCTGCAAAAGCCGCCCTTGCTAAAGCAACAGGTGGTGAGTGATGGAAGACATTATCAAATTTGTTGTTGGCCTCTGGGTTTTGTTCATGCTTGGTGGCACGGTCATCATGCTGACTTGGCTGATGTGGTACGCTTTGCGGGATATATTTACCAGAGGGAGTCGGTGATGGACATTGTTGAACGGTTGCGGATATGCGCCGCTTATGACCCAGATCAGAAAGAAGCCGCAGACGAAATTGAACGGCTGCGGGAAGCATTAGAGATTATTTCCGACAAACTTTATGACAAAGGTGAATATGATCTATGGGCAGCGGCACGGAACGCATTATGGCAAGGAGTGCAAGCAAATGTATCAATGAACCAAATGAGGAAAGAGTGATGCTTCAACTTAACCCCACCATCCCAATGGACACGCCCAAAGGACCAGCTAAGGCCCACTTTGTAATTGACTACGGGCAGGAGCATCACTTGCTTTGGGTGTGCTTTCAGGATGACACGGGGGAATGTTGGACATGGCCTAACCCTGCCGTCAGATTGCAGGAGAATGTATCAATGAACCAGACGAGGAAAGAGTGATGGATCATGTGATCGATATAGCTGGCGTTGATCCCGCAGTAATGCGGTTTCGGATGGAGAAAGAGCAAGAACATAAAGCCCTGCGTGACAAGTTCGCAATGGCGGCACTGACCGGATTGCTGTCAAATCAAAAGCTTGCTTCTAAGTGCCTTGATGAAGGTGGTGCCGCAAGCGGATGGTTTGAAATAAACGCATACGCCTATGCAGATGCCATGATGAAAGCACGGGAGGCCAAGTGATGGACATTGTTGAACGGTTGCGGATGAAAGTTCCGATGTCATTCCAGATGGATTGGTCCGACCGAGCCAAGGCCGCAGACGAGATCGAGAAGCTACGAAAACTCCTCGGCCTAGCGGCGGCGGCAATTGATTTTGCTGATAATGCAATCAAACAATTGCAACAAAGTAACTCCGCCCTGCGGGAAGCATTGGGAAAGAAAGAGGAAAGAGAAAAGCAAATGACAAAGTACATCTGGCCTACGGAAGGACAAACCTTCACTCAATTGATCAACGACCACCTATCAAAGGTCCGCTTCTCGGCTAAGGGTAAAAAGCTCGGACGCCCTGTCGGCAATAAGAACAAGGCAGGACATAAGGCTGGTCGCCGTCCTAAAACGAAAGAACCGTTGATCGTTTCGGATAAGATTGTTGAGCGAGAATTGAGAAGCGTTACCCTCAAAAACCTCGACCACTCTACCAGTACGATGTGGTTGCAGGGAACTGCACAATCTTCCCTAAATGTATAGGATCTAAACATTGGCTCCCTACAAGGCCACCCATGAGGAACGCCCCATCCGACGCGCAGCTATGCACGAGATGCGGAAGAGGGGGTGTTCCTATGCGGTGATAGGACGTAAGTTTAACATCAGTAAAAACAGTGCACGTGCCGTGCTCCTAAAGTATTATAAGGTGCTCGGCATAAAAGATGTGAAGGACAAAGGACCATGAGCGAAGAACAGTGGGTGAGTATCACGACTGACATAGCTACTGTCATAATCGTGCTCGGCATAACGGCCTTCTTGGCAAAGCTAGTTATCGAGCTGGCAGCAGGGTTTCGGGAGAGCTGATATGCCAACCCTGTATGAGGAACTGGTAGCCCTTGGCGTGGAGATGGACACCTATGTGGGTGATGTCTACGTGCCGATGACAGATGCAACAACCAAGCTGGCTCAAAAGCACGGCATCCGCTTTAGGATACTGAAGGCGGACAAGGATCAGAAGATGTGGATCGAACTGAAGTTTCAGAACGATCCTTACTACAAGAAAAACCTCTGGGAGGCAGACGCTTGGAAGCCGCCCCTCACAAAGTTTAGGATTCCCCTGTTGAAGGACCAGCCAAAATAATCGCTTGACAATGTAACTAAACAGTGACACTTTACAGTTCCACTTAGACATAGAAAGGATTAAGTGCGATGAGCAACCAACTGTTTGACCTTCTGATGAAGGACCTCGAAACCGAAATCCGTCGTGTGTACGACAGCAACACCCGCCCAATGCTTTATGGGGGAGGATTCCTGCATGGTTACATGTACACCTTCTTCCTCTCTTTGATAAAGGAACTGCCTGAACCCGCTCGGGAAAAGGTGATCGATGACATCGTCGACCGCGTCATTTTCCTGCGGTCACGTGATCCGGAAATTCCTGTGACCATCATCGAAGGGGAGGCGGCATGATAAAGCGGGCCCTCATGTTGCTGATCGTGGTTCACCTGATGGGGGCCTGTGCCGTTGTGGTTAAGGAGGGGGCTCCACTTCCCCCTCCTCGTCCAAAGGAGTTTCAAAATCATGCGGTACATTAATATCAATGACGTACATGAAAAGAAGCTTCACTTGTTTCGCAGAGGAAACGGAGAAGAAACAACATATGAAATAAGGTTTGCACACTACTGCAACAACCACATGTGGGGCTACGACACCGAGACCTTTCAAGCAAAGGCAAAGTCTATGAAGGAGCTGGAGGCCCTGCTGACTGAAGCACTTGACGCCATCAATAGCGGCTACATCAAGTGGGCACAGGACCAAGTAAAGATTCCGGAGCACCTAGAGTAATGGCGAACATCTTATGGACAGAGGACGACATAGAAACCTTGAAGGCAGGGATGATGCTTGGTAAGTCCGCTCGGGAGATCGGGGCGGAGATCAACAAGACCCGCAATGCTGTGCTTGGTTTCATCCACCGGAACTTCCGGACAGAGCGTAAACCCCGTGTGCCCAGACCCGTCAAGGCGGTGACCCCGGAAAGAAAGCATCCACCTTTGTCCGCCATGCGGCCTTTGGTAAAGCGGACAAGACCAAGGATAGAGGACAGCCCCAACCTGTTTAAGGTCAAGCTGGGCATGGACGACAAGCCAAGGCTGTTTGACATCAGCCGTTATCAATGTCGGTGGGTTATGAACCGAGAGGTCAACCCCATCGTTTGCGGAGAGCCTACCCACAATTGCACCAGCTGGTGCGCCACACATTACGATAGAGTTTTTACTCGCAAACTGGAGAAAGAAGATGGTTGATTTTTTATCCACCGTAAATGCAAAAGAACGGGCCAAGGCATTGAGCCTCATCCTTCCGGATGAGGCAGCATGGAAGGCAGCATCTAGCTTTGCCTACGCCTCTATCACTGGGGCTTTCTACGACGTAGCACAAGAGAGGGACTACGATGCCGATGTTTGTCGGGAGTACCTTGCGCTAAACATGCTGTACCACATCTGCAATCTGGCTGTGGAAAGCAGCATTCCCTTAGAGGAGTTCCTCGTCATCTGCAAAGAGGGGTACAATTGTTCGATGGAAATTGTATCCGAGAATTTTAAAACCGCTGGTAACGCATGAGCAATAAGTTGGGAGAAGAAGTTATGAGGTATCAAGATATCTTGAGCAAGGCTCTTTCTATCACCGAGGAACGCGGCAAACAATATGGACCTATGTACCCAATGGCAACACGAGCGGCGGCACTTGCGGCAATTCGCCTGAACAAAACCATCACGGCTTACGACATCGTGGTCATTCTATCCTGCGTCAAACAAAGTCGCCTGTCGTTTGACCCCAACAATACCGACTCATGGATCGACTCGATTGCTTACGACTCTTTTGCAGCACAGCTTGCAATGGCAAAGGACGGAGGAGCCTTGAGCTCGGACATGCGCGACGTGGTGCTGGCCCAAGTAGAACACGATCTGAGGGAGACGCTCTATGGTTCACCTGTACAAGATGTACCTACAGTTGAAGAGAAGGCGAAGAAGTAGGATGCCCCGCGTGTTGAACCATGTCTATTCCAGAGATGGCTTTGCATTAGCCCATGGAAATGTGATATATTTTTACACTGCTGTGACAATTAAAAATGGGTGTCAAGAGTAACTGCTTTACACGCATAACAATAAAAGGACCTATGACATGAACGCATTACTGAAGGAGATTAAAACTGGATTGAACCTTTCAGCACAGCTGTCGATGCTCCTCGAACTGCTCTTGCTCAAGCAGGAGGTGACCAAGGACGAACTCTATCAGGCTATTGTGGATTACAACCCGCGCATCCAGCACTCAAAATCAACGGTTCGTATGGCGGTCTACCGTCTGCGCCACGTGCTGGCAACCAAGGGGTTTCACATTCACAGTCGCTACGGAGAGGGGTACTACATGCCCCCCTCCGACAAGGCCTTGCTGAAGGCAATGATTCGAAGAGCCTCTGAAGAAGAGCCTACTTCTTGACCCCCCAAAAGAGGCCATCCTCTCCAAGCGAGTGGGTGGCCTCACCCCATGAAGGCCCCACCTCTGCATCGACAACCGACGGGACTGCCAACTGAACGCAGTTCTCCATGATGGCAATCACCTTGTGCGCCATCTCCGGACTGTCCACCGACACCGCCAGTTCATCGTGGATCTGAACCATTGGCAAGATGCCGTTCTCGTACAGGTCAACCATCGCCTTCTTCGTCTGGTCTGCCGCCGACCCTTGGATCAGTTTGTTCAGGGTCTTGTACGTGAACGCCCGCTTGATATTGCGGGGGCCACCGTATTCTTTTACGGCTTCGTCAAAGGGCAGAGGTTTGTTGGAACCAAACGCCGTCGGCTCCCACTTGTCAAACCGACCGACGCGACCAAGCAGGGTACGGATACGACCCTTCTCTTCCGCCACTCCGCTCGCGTAGGTGGACAGCTGCTTCACGAATGGAACTTCTTTGTGGTAGACGGCAAACAAATCCTTCGCACTCTCAAGATCCAAACCCAGCTGCTCCGCTAGCTTGTTCACGCCCATCCCGTAAAACAGGCCTAGGTTGATGGTTTTTGCTTGCTTACGAGGAACACCTACAATATCGGCAGCAATCTGGTGAAAGTCAGACCGTGGGTCCCTGTGGTACTCATCGACAAAGTCATCAGCTTTCGGGAGTTTCACTGCCGCCGCATAGTGCACGACGATCCGTGGTTCCTGTGAGGAATAGTCGAAGGACCCCCAGAGGTTGCCCTCTTCCGGAAGAAACAGGCCGCGAATCAGTGGGCCAATGTACTCATCGCGAGCTGGCAGCTGCTGAAGGTTGGGGTTCGAATAGCTGAACCGACCCGTGATCGTGCCGCCCTCGTCGCTCCGCAGCTGGTGGATGTCAGCGTAGATCCGACCGTTGCTCTCATGCTTGGTGATCGAATCAATGAAGGTGGTGCGGGCCTTGTTCAGTTCACGAGCCTTCACAATCATCTTGGGCAGATCGGCCTTGTGGTTTGACAGGAAATTCTTTGTGAAGCTCGGGGCTCCGGTTGCCGCAGTGCGTGGATACTCAAGGCCAGCCGCATCAAAAGCTTTCGCCACACTGGCTGCTGCCCAGACAGAGACCTCAACACCAGAAGTCTTCTTGATCTTGGACAGCAGGGCGTTCTCCTCGGCAAGAAGCTTCTGCTTCACACCGTCAGCCTTCTCCAGATCGACGCGCACCCCACGGCTACGCATCTCGAAGATCACGCGGAACACGCGCATCTCCAGATCGAAGATTGACAGGAGGTCATCCTTCACAAGCAGACCGTAGAGGTGATGCCACAAGCGCAGGGTCAGTGCCGCATCCTGCTCGGCATACCGACCGACGAAGTGCGCTGGCAACTTGTACATCTCTGCCTTGGGGTCGATCCCCATGGACAGTGCCGCCTCACGCAGATCCCGTTCGTCCTTGGTCTCATTGAGATAGTCCCGACCAAGCGAGTTCAGCGCATAGCTGAAACGGTTCTCGTCCAGAAGCGGAGCAGAAACCATCGTATCGACGATGCGGCCCGCTACCTCGACGCCCTCAGCCCGCAACCAACCCACGTCGTACATTGCATTATGAAATATGTATGTACAATCTGCTAGGTTACAGATGGACTTGACCCAGCGAAGGGTAGCCTTCACATCAAGGTTTGGTCCGTTCTCATGGCGGATGGGGAAGTACCACTCAGCCCCGCGCACCGCTACGGCGATACCGATAACGTGCCCGTTCTTGATAGGCCAACCGCTGCCCTTGCTCTTCAGGTCAGGGTCGTAGGTTTCAAGGTCAATCGCTATCTCGTGAGCGTCGGATAAATTCGGGTAGCTGTCCGGCATCACCCATTCGGTCTTGTGCTCGTACTGATACGGAGTCGACATTCTTAATCCTCATCGCTAAACGGCATGCACAAATGGGCCAGTAGCTTTTGACTTTTCTCAGTGTCAAAACTTTTTCTTCCTTGCCGCACTCACACACGGCAAGGATCTCTCGGTCCATGTTCATATGATACGCTTCCCATTCTTCTGCGGGTGGATCAAGTGCAGCTCTTTCTTGGCCCGCGTTAGACCGACATAGAACACACGGAGCTCGTCATCGTCCGTATGCAAACTGTTTGCCATTGTATTATTAGACTTCTTTGGGACGTCTGTCATCAGGATTACGTTGGTTGCCTCGGCCCCCTTCGCAGTATGTATGGTTGAGATGCGGATGCGCGGGGGCTTGGTGAAGTCTTCGCCCCGCCGGATGCAAGCCTTGTAGTACCGAGCCTCCTCATCCGGAATTACCGAGAGCGCATCTTCCCATGGCTCGTCAGTCATTAGGCCATGATGCTCTCTCAACTCTTGCAGGGTCAGGAGTTTCTCCTCGTCCACGGAGGGTAATGTTTTATGCCCCCGCATTACCTGTTCGTTCAGCATCATGAAACGGTAAACCATGCGGACATCTTTTGCAGTGAAGGCTTTGCCACTACGCAGATCTTCCCACACACGGATCGCATCCAGTGCGGAGTGGTTCACATCACGGCTGTTGTTGTATGAGTAGAACAGACCCCGCTGTCGGACGCTTTGCTCCAACTGACGTGCCCCTTTCTTGGTGCGGGACAGCAGCAACCAATCGTCCTTGTCTAGATTGACTTCTTCCTCTGACCAGTGCCACGCAACCAAGCCCTCTTCATCACGAGGCTTGAACTCCTTAATGCGTCGGTGATGCACACCTTGGATCACCTTCTGGCTCATGGCGTGATGAGTGCGGGGGATGCGGTAGCTCTGACCGAGGACCTCGACGGAACCGCCAAGCCGAATGAACTGATCGACATCCGCTCCGGCCCACCGATAGATTGCCTGATCATCATCGCCAGCCACGTAAACCTGACCGCTCTTGCGGGCTATCTGGTGCACCATCTCCCACTGGATTGGCGATAGGTCCTGCGCCTCGTCGATGAACACGACATCAAACTCAGGGGAAAGGTCATAGGTAATGAACTCTTCGAGCAGATCCGTGAAGTCGTATAGACCGTGTGACTTCTTGTACTGTGTCAACCCTCGGTTGACATAATCCACCTTGCTCCAGTCCGTGGTATTGGGCACGGAGGAGTACTTGTAGATATCGTACAGGGGTGTGCGGGTAATCCGCGCCATGTTGATGATACCAAGGAACTTGTCGCGGAAACCAAAATCTTGATACGGCCCCTCCTCCAGCATGGTAAGCTCCGAGAATGGGTCGATGCTCAACCACTTGGCACAGTCCATGTAGTGATCGTAGCTCATGATCTTCTGCTTCTTGATCCCCGTGCGGAGCAGGGCAAGGCTATGCAGCGTACGGAAGTAAAGGAGATCCCGATATGACTTCCGGAACTTAACCGTCGCACGAAGGACTGCTTCCTGTGCAGCCCGCCGTGTGAAAGAGAAGTACCCAATCTTGTCCGGAGCAACGCCTTTAGCCAAGCTCTCTTCAACAAGGGTCAGTAGTCGTGTTGTTTTTCCCGTTCCGGGAGGGCCCAAAATAATATGCATCACATGATATCTTTCTCGACATGGATTGGGGGAAGGTCCAAGGACACCGGAGCGAAGTGGGAGAAGAAGTCTTGCCTGATCCCCCACACATGAACGCCCTTTCCTTTGACGTTCCAAAACATTTTGTCCGCTCCGAACTCACGTAACCGTAGACCAATGTGCACTGCGCTGTAGTGGTTGAACTGGTTGTTTGTCAGGTATCGCTTCAGGTCTTTCACTTGGAAGAATACCCTACCCTCGGACCAAACAGAGATGCCTTGCAGCACGTCTTCTCTATCTGTCCCACGGGCACGGTCGCAACAGAAGCTGGTCAGGTGGTCTTCGAACTCGCCCTTGCGGGTAGCTTCCGGTGGAACCTCGACGATGGTCAGCTGTGAAAGGAGGACTTGCATCCGGCCCTGCCATGCTTTGGTGCTCATCGTTTTAGGGAACAGGTTAATCTGCGATAGGCAGTCCTTCTGGAACTGCATCTGCGACACGAGCGAATCGGTGCTTAACTCCACCCGCTGCCCATCGACATCCAAGATCCAGATGGGTGGGTCACCGTTGATCTTGGTCAAAGACCCGAGGTCATTTGATTTCTGTCCCGGACCAATACCAAACTTGCGGGTGATGCACAGCTCCTTGTTACAGAAGCTGGCGATTGGCTGGTCATCGCACTTGTAGAAATATTCTTTGCGCTCCAGCTGTTGGGTAATTGTTTCCACCTCTTTATTACCCAAGGGTGGCTTCATAAACTTTTGGTTGTACTCCTCAATTACCTTCTGCCAATTGTCTGGGTTGGACATCCTCGCATAGACCCCAAGGTTGAAGAGGGCGTTATTGCGGCCCCCTTCGCCAAAGCCTTGTGCCGCCAAGTGCTGGAGGCAGGGCGGTCCTTTCGGGAGGATTTCTTCAGCTTTTTTATGGCTAGTTTCGATTCCAAGGAAGGCATCTGGGGTTACCTTCCTACCTTCGGCAAAGTCGAGGAACTCTTCTGGACCAAGCGTCTCTCCATCATTGTTGTAACCGTACCGTGTGGTCAGGCTACCGGAGAAGTATGGCATGTTCAAGAAGTTGCCCGTGTCCCCGCGATCAGCAAGGATCTGCTGCTGCTTGGGGAAAACTTCGGACCCAGCAAATCCCAAGAGGGCAGCAAGGCTGACGAGCTTGGGCTGTAGCTCAGAGGCCGGAACCTCTTCCGTCAGGAAAAAGAACAAGTGTGCACCGCCAGACTTGCTGCGGCAGACAACCCCCGGAAGCTTATGCTTCAGGACCTGTTTGATCAGGGCCGAGTGATCAAGATTGTACGTGTCGATATCGATTGCGCCCCAGTGACACGTGTTGGTGTCCTTGATGGGGATGATACCCAACCCGCTCGCGCCATCTAAATGCTTTTGCCAAAGGTCAACGGACGGAGGTTCGCGTAACACTCGCGCCTGTCCCGTCTTCTTACCGTCAGTGGCTCTGTTGTTCTGTACATTGAACGTGCCGTGGGCTCTATCGTTCCCAGCAAACAGTTCAAAAAATCTTTCTGCAACGCCCATACTTTCTACTCCGACAAAAGGAGAGCTGAAATTGCTGTTCCAGCTCTCCGTATTTCAGATCAATGGGCGATTACATAATGTCTTCGGACGCATCGATATTGCGAGCAGAGCCATCCTCATGCTCATCCTTAACCTTCACGTCACCCGCACGGACGGACACCGCAAAGTCACGACCCATCGCAAACAGGTGAATGTCTTGGCCCTTCCAGTCAACGAAACGCTCATGCGAAATGGACCAACCAAACCACGATCCCTTATCGTTGCGCTCTTCGACGGAGCGAAGACGGAAGATGCTGGCAAAGGACGGAAGGGTATACATACCTTTCTCCCCCATAGCCTTCATGTTTTGAAGGGTAGTATTCCAAGTCTTTGCTTTCTTCAGCTGGGTGCTGGTCATGGTGATCAGGCAACGCTGAGGACCCCGCGTCGGATGAACCAGCAGGACAAAGAACTGGGCGGTGTCGCTCAGGATATTACCGTTCGGAAGCACGTCCTCGTAGCGGTCGTTCTTCTGCGTGGTGTCCTTGATGTAGTGGTTGCCGTCATAGCTGGCGACCAACCCACCACCGGAAGCACGGGGCTTCCACTCAACCAGACGGCGGTTGTAGTAGCACGGAACAACAAGGATGCCCTCCTCACCGTCGTAGACTTCGTTGGACACAGTGTTGAAGATCATGCCCGCTTCAGCACCCTGCACATATGCACCATCGCGCTTGTTCACCTGTGGTGACAACTGTGCAAGGATGCGGAGGTACGGAACGGAAAGATCGTCCGCTGTCATTTCCTCCATGCCCATGTTGGCAAAGGACTCAAGGTCCATGTCTGCCAGTGTGAGTGCGACAGAGGTGGGGGCCTTAGTGGCAACTGCGGTTGACTTGCTCATCTTACTTACCTTTCTTGATGACGGTCTTTTGACCAATGAAAATTCCAAACGTCTCGGAAGGAATTTCGCTTCCCTTCTCGATTTGCTCCTTCACGAAAGCCTTGAGTGTGCTTGGGTGAACAGCTTCTTTCTGCTCAGGATCAAGACCGTTTGACTGAAGCACACGGACAACATCCTTAGCAGCATCATCCTGCCCGCGACCAAAGGTAACGGACACGGTGTTCTTAATCAGGTCGCCATGACCATGGTCACGCAACCAGTCGTGGGCATCCGGCTGACGCTCCTTGCTAATCGATGCCGAGATGACGGTCTGCACCGAGATCTTGGAACCATCAGCCATGGTCAGTTCGGACAGGCCGTACTCTTGCAGTGCTTCCGGAAGGTGTTGTCCGGAGACTTCGTCAAGTTCGCGCTTGGTGCGCTTCAGCTGTTCTTCCAGCTGGGCCACTTGCAGTTCGAGACTGAGCTGGTGACGGACAAGATTGGCAACCTTGCCAAGATCGTCATCCTTCACAGTGCTCAACTCATTCGCAATGTCTTCGAGGTTCATCTTTCTTTCCTCTGGTTGTGGTAAACGTCTACGTCTAAAGGATAGTACCGCTCATCAAGCCTGTCCCACTTCAAGACTTTGTATCGTCCGTTGTTGTTCAAGGCTGCGACAGCGCAAGCAATACCTATGCAGACAGGGTCACCCGCCAGCACCAAATAATCTTCGTCGGTAAACTTGCTGAGTTTGCGTTCCATCCTGCGGACGGTCGGCATTGACGAGAGTGAGACCTGTTCCTTAGCGGGAACCAGAATCTCAAGCTCACCAAATTCCAGAGCGTCTGATAAGTCACGCCCACGGATCTCTTGCGTTATGTAGACTGTCACGGCTTTCTCCCGTTGTGCCTTCCTAAAATGGGTCAGCGAAAAAAGATTGTCAAGGAGGGGTTGAAATATTTTTTACATTGTTTATTTCTAGCAGTGCCAACCAGAAAGGGCAATACCATGGACATTCAACGTTACAAGTTTAAGCTCCCCCCGTACAAGCATCAACAGGATGCCTTGAATAAATCGTGGAACCAACCAGAGTTTGCGCTGTTCGCCGAGATGGGAACAGGCAAGTCAAAAATCCTGATTGACAACGCCGCTATTCTCTATGACAAAGGCAGCATAACAGGCCTCCTCATTATCGCACCCAAGGGTGTGTACAAGAACTGGGAGAGGATCGAAATCCCCAAACACCTTCCCGACCATATCTTGCACGACATAATCGTATGGTCACCCTCTCAAACCAAGAAACAAGAGGAGCGTCTCAAGCTGGCTCTTGTTGAGGATGACAACTTTAAAATCGTCGTGATGAATATCGAAGCGTTTTCCTCATCACGAGGGACCCAATTTGCGATTGATTTCCTGAAGAAGCGTCCAGTCCTAATGGCAGTGGACGAAAGCACGACGATCAAGAACGGCAAGGCCAAGCGCACAAAGAACTGCATTAGGGCTGGAATGCTCGCAGCCTATAAGAGAATCATGACGGGGTCACCGATTACCAAAAGCCCCATGGACTTGTACACACAGTGCGAGTTCCTTGATCCTTGGCTGTTAGGGCATTCCTCTTTCTATACATTCCAGTCTCGCTATGCCCGCATGGTCCGCCGCAACGTTGGATCGCACTCCTTCAATCAGGTAGTGGGCTATCAAAACCTCTCCGAATTGTCTGAGAAGCTAGACAATTTTTCTTTCCGGATCCTAAAGTCTGAATGCCTAGACCTTCCTGAGAAAGTGTACACACGTCGTAACGTAGAGCTAACGGACGAACAAGCCGTGCTGTACTACCGCATGAAGAAGATGGCGGTGGCAGAGTTAAATGACAAGCAAGCCACGGCTCAGAACGTTTTAACTCAGATCATCCGCTTGCAACAGATTTGTTCCGGCTATTTTAAGGCGGACGATGGGACAGTCACCGAGATGCACTCCAACAAGTTTGATGAGTTGGAAGCTGCACTGGAGGAGGTCGACGGCAAGGTCATCATTTGGGCCAACTACGTCTACGACCTGAAGCTAATCGAGAAGAAGCTGTCTGAAATTTACGGACCGAATAGCTGCGGTATCTACTTTGGTGAGACAAAGACAGAGGACCGCCAACAGATGGTGATGGACTTCCAAGATCCGAATCACCCCCTGCGGTTCTTTATCGGTCAACCAAGGACAGGTGGCTACGGACTTACGCTCACGGAAGCCTCGACCGTGATCTACTTCTCAAATAACTATGACTTAGAGGTACGGCTCCAGTCCGAGGACCGCGCTCACCGCATAGGTCAGAAGAACAATGTGACCTACATTGACATCGTCACCGAGGGGACGGTCGACGAGAAGATCCTTCTAGCCCTCCGTAACAAGATCAACATTGCTACGGAGGTACTGAACGAAGGATACAAGGACTGGCTGATTTAGGCGAAAGTTTCGTAAGCTGCTGCCAGCTTTTCGTCGTACTTGTTTACTGCATATTGAGGGCCGTTGTACCCACGGGCAACAGCGGCCCAATTTAATTCTGCCAGATCGTCGGCAAGGCCAGCGGACTTCAGGAAGTTCGCCATCTGCCGCAGCTGATTTGCCTCGGACTCCATCGACTGCTCGACCAGCTCATGGACCGAAGAACATCCCGCCATCTTGTAGTTGGAACCCATGATCTGCGGAAGGCCCCACGACGTAGACAGCAAGGCGGCTTCCTCCTCAATATCACAGGCCCGACGGATTTCCTCATAGACAGCGTCGCTGCCTTTTGGATACGGGGTTGTACCCCACTTTGGATAGGCCAGCCCCTCGCTGACGGCGACCTCAAGTTTCTCCGGCGTGTCCTTCAGGTGCTTGTAGAAGTGGTGACGCTCGAACAAAGCCTTGGGGCGGTTCGACTTATCATACCCCTTGCCTCCTGCTTCCACCTGAATCACCGCACGGAATGCGGCGGTTGGAACGCCAATCTCCGCAGCGATAGCTTCAATGTCGGAGAGGGATGATGGCTTTGCTAATCCGATGAAATTCATTTTATTTCCCTGTGTACTTGATGAGCTCAGGCATGATGGTGGATATCTGGCGACGGGCATCCCGCAAACTATCGATGGCTTGCGTACGGGCTTCTTGGGACATGCCCTCGCTGTTCATCATCATACGCTCTTGCTTGCTGAGGTTATTAAGTTGGTTACGCAAACCGTTGATTGTCTGCTTGATTGCAAACAACCCTTGGTTATTTTCCATTAGCTCCTGCGCTTCCTTCACCATACCGTAGCTGATGTAGTTCTGGAACCCGGTGGTCAGACCCTGAATTTCAGCGGATAGCCGATAGATGTCGGCGACACCCTGCGGATTGGTATTCTTCTCGGTTTTGATGAACGTGGACACAGGCTGGTACTGAGTAAAATCCTTTTCCACACCCTTTCCAGAAGCTGTGCGATACATACCGTCGACCACACCCAACAGAGTGGTGATCACCTGACCGCCGTACCCTTTAACGATGGTCTCCAACTTTGCGGGGGAGATACCCGTCACCTGTCCGAGGCTCTTGATCGTGTCGGAGGTTGCCGCAGTGTACTGCAACTCCGGAGGAAGATGCTCCATCGACTGCGTGATGATGGGTAAGCCCGTCATGCTGGAGCGGTTGAAGTACACCTCAGCGAAGGGTGCAATGATAGAGGGAAAAGGACTGAAACCGAAGGTCTGTGCCATGTAGTTGAAAAGAACCGTGCGAACAGCGCGGTCTTCCTTAGTGTCAAGACCATACGCTTGGATCAACATCTCCGGGATCGTTTGAAAGATGAAGCCCATTTCGAACGGCTTTGGTATGGCAAGGAACCCTTTGTCGGCAAGTCCAAGGGTCTTCAAAGGAAGGACCAAGGACCCCTGACGAACGTAGTCCGGCAGCTGCTGGTAATCCTTGTCGTCTGCGGTTAGGGCTTGCAAGGCCATTGCAGCACCGAACAACATTCCACCGCGGATCATGGTGTATGGAAGGTTTTCTTTTTTGAACGCACTCGCTGCGACACTGATACCTTGGATGCGACCGTTGACGAAGGGGACCATCATGCTCAAGATACGGATACCTTGGCTTGTGCCGTGCTTGCGGAAGTTCATTACCTCCTGTGCACGGAACGCAGCCTCGGCTTCGCTCCCCGTTTTCTTCAGGACTTCTTCGTAAATAGCGGTACGGGTCGCCGCATCGGAAGCCTCGGACATACGACCGAGGGCATTCCACGATTTGGAGATTATACCAGTTAAGGTATTAGCGTTCGGCACAACGAAGACGCTGCCTTGTTGGATAGACTTGGGATCAAAGCCCCTGCCAAGAAGTTTTTCTGCGCTGTCCATATTGGGGAGCGACTTGAACCCGCCCAAGATCCCGAAGTTCTGCAAGGCCAGCAAGGACTCCATATCCTTTGGATTACGCAAGGCCCTAAAGAAATTCCCGATAGCCTTGAAGGGGTTGAAGTTTACGCCGCTGGTGACCATCGCGGAGAACGGGTCACGCATAAGGTTCTTGAGGATATAGGTTGGATCACGGGTCACAAGTTCGCGGTAGAGACTTGTGAACGCTCCGGGTACTTTGGTCCAATTGGGCATAGGGCTTGCGCCCATTGATTCGAGGGCAGCAGCAAGTCCCGGATCTTTGATGATAAACCGACGTTCCTTACCGTCAATCCGGGTTGCCCCCTCTAGCTCACCGGGTTTTACCACTCCGCCCTTGGCAGGAAGATCCGTTGCTTCTTTCAAGGTCTTCATCATCGTATACATCTTGTTGGATGCAACATTTTTTGCAGCAGCGTTTGCCCAGAAGTGCGTGTTCTTCAGGATCACTTCGACAGGATCGTTCTTCAGGTGCTCTGTACCACCCATCGCCTGAGCAATCTTGGTAGGGGAGACGATACCAGCAGTGAAGATAGGACCCGAAAAACCTTTGCCCTCTTCCATCTCACGATAGAATGGATAGTAGTCGTTGTTCTTTAAGAACATCGCACCCGCTTCTTTGGTGATCACACCCGTATCGACAGCGAGATTGATCATGTTGCGGTTGTGTTCCTGATAGGCCTCATACGCCTTGGTGATATCAGCGTCTTTACCGTACTCGTTGATGATGGTCTGCGCTTCTGCCCGAGTGATGGGGGTTTTCAAACCACGATCTGTCAGGCCTTCGATGCGTTTTGCCATGGCGTAATCACGCCACCGTTCGAGCTTGCCAGCACGAACCAGATCGCCAAGGAAGGTAAGACCTCCGCCATCGCGGCTGACGCGAACGTATCCGTCCGTCACCTCATTTCCGGATTTTACGTATTCTATCTTACCTCCGTGGTGAAGGATGGTCTCCACCATCGCAAGGGAGTTGTCGCGAGCAAGGGCTGCCGCATATGCCGAAAGGCGAGCAGTCATGGGATAGCGTTGATCGTACCCCGCTTCGATGGTGCGACCCTGCTTCTTCAGTTCCTCGGCATAACGCTCATCAAGACGAAGCACCTTGATCATGTTATCCGCCACCTTTTCGGTGATATCGTCTGCAAGGTCTCGCCAGCTATTGTTTTTGTAAGCGTCGCGTATGGATCTAAAGAATGCTTTTATTCCCGTCTCCGGCTTCTTGGTTTCCTTGCGGAGCTTATCAAGGATTGGGTCAAGACCACCAGCTGGGGGCAACTGATTGAGACTTGCAGCGGAAGTTATGCGACGAACCACCTGAACCTCGGGGAGACCCACATACCCTTCGGAGGCAGGGGTAGCTGCCCTGTTATAATAAATACTGTTTGGGTATTCCTTTGTGTTTCTAGGGTCTGCCAATCGAGATTCGATAAGATTTTTATCAAACACAACGTCGTTGGTTTTACCAAACGCGTCGTTCATAAACCTCTCAAAAGCACCCGGCTTATAGGGAACTCCCAGAGCAGACTCAATAGCGTAGTACAACCGCTGAAGGTTTTTGAATACGTCACGAGCAAACTTCTGCATGAAGGTCTCAGGGACGCGGCCCATAAACTCTTGAGCCATCCAACGAGCACCGGTTTCCGCAACCCATTCTTGGAAGTCACGTTGATAGGTTAGGTTTTTGACAAGACCCAGCTCGTTTTTTGTAGAGTCTTTAATAAAATCAGAAAATTCTTTTTCAGTTGCTCCATAGTTTTTGGCAGCTGAAGTCTTCAATCCGTCCATCAAAGCCTTATCACGGATATCACTTGGGTCAAGTTCCCAAACCTGTTTTCCAATAGCCTGAAGTTTTTTTTCAAAGACTGATTGCATCGCAAATCTACGGGCTACTACCGAGTTTCTCGTGTCATAATACTGCTGCATGACTTCTTCAAACTGAGCGTCAGTCAAATTGGTCAGCATTAGGTCGGTGACAGGGTGACTCATCTCGTGGAAAAGCGTGTGCACCATTTTCATTTTGCGAAATTCAGGTGCTGTAGAATAGTCCTTTAGCTTTCCTGCAAGCTTCTCAAGGTTTAAACCAATTGCAACATCCCCAGAGCGAGTGGGAAGACCCGCCTCTGATCGGGCTGTCTTATAGTAACGGGTTGAGCCCGCGCTACCCATAATATTTTCACCAACGGGTGTTTTAAAGTTGTAGATATGAAAATCCCGACCGGGGATCAGCCGTTGAAAAATCCCAGATATTACCCCAGTAATTCCGGGAGCCATGGCTTCCAGCTTTGCCTGAAATTTTTTATCCGGCTTGTTTGGGGGGGCAGACTCCCACTGACCGCGCAGTTCCTTACCGTAGAAATAGACGTTGGTTTCCTTTTGAATGTCCAAGGGCACAGGACCCATAACAGAGTTTTTATGCGCCGCCTCACCGGACATCTCTTCGTTGATCTGGGTCGGTGTGAAGCCCTGCGTCTTTAGGTCCCCCCACGTTTTCGCAATCATCGGAAGATTGTTATAAACATCGGACGCTTCGGTGCGAGAAAAGTCAACGGACAAAGGTTTTTCTTCGAAGGACATGGGTCCTTCGTCAGCGTTCATCACCTTGTCCCGAATGTGCTGTTCCAGTTTGCCGTGCAAGTCATCGATCTGATCTTCCGTCAACCCCTGATAGGTCAGGAAGTCACGGTACTCCTGCCGAGTTACAGGGTCTACGTCCGTTGACCCTGCCAAATGTAGTGCGCGGTCAAAGTCGTTTTGGAACTCAACATTTGCCGTCACGTCCTCCGTTGGGAAAAATACGCTAACCACCGGGCGACCTGTAACAGGGTCCGTTGTTTGACGTGCCGGAATTGTTAAGTCCTCGGACCCAAAACTCTTGGGGGCAAGTTCAACAACAGGCGCAGGGGGCGGGCCCGGGACAGGAATAGGTGATGGAGTTGGAGCCGGAGGAGGGGGTAAAGTTCCCGGAGCTGGAGGAGGGGGTAAAGTTCCCGGGGCCGGGGCGGGTGGTGGAGGTGGGTTTGTCCCCGTGGGAGGCGGGGCAGCGGGAGCAGGAGAAGCGGGCTCTGGCGAAAACTTCGCCTGAATTGCACCAGACGCACCACCCATAGCCCCACCGAGAAGCGCACCAGCAACGGCGGCTTCCTTCAGTTCCTTCTGAACCTCGGGGCTGAAGTCGAACAGCTTCTGTGGATTGGCCTGTGCAATCTCCAACGCTTGCTGGGCAGTCTCGGTCAGGGCTTCCGTTGCCCCAGACTCCACACCACGGATGACAGCTTGCGTAAAAATGTTTGTTTTGCCCGCAAGGGAGGGCGCAGGAATTGCTTTGAAGACGGTAGCAAGTGACAGTGTATCAAGAGCCGACTGCGCGGCAGCAGCTCCCCCGGCACGAGCAAGGCTTACGTCCTTGAACTCAGTACCCTCTTCCATCTGACGTTGGAGATTGGATCCGGTATACGCAGGAAGACCCGCCGCAGTCGATCCAGCAATTGCCGCGCCTTCGGTTCCGAGAGCAGCCGCAGTACGAGCTGCCAAGGATCCAAGCACCCCTCTCGCAGCAAGTCCGCCAATCCCGCCACCCGCTACAGCACCCGCAATCTGCAACCCCATCTGAGGAGCAGACTCACCAAACTTCTCATAGACGTAACGCCCCAGTTTATAGGGGCTGTCAATATCTTCGTAAGAACGGACTTCGGGTTGATATCGGGCACGGACATCGGACTCAATGTCCTGCGCTTCCTTGAGGTAACGACCAGCAGCCTCGTCCGCACCAACGGCCTGAGCCACGGCAGCTTTTGTTGTTCCCAAAGAAGACTTCAGGTTGGCAATACCCGACTCAAGGGGGGACATCCTTGAACCTCTGCCCTGCAAAGCAAGCAGAAAGTCTGGCTTCTCCATGCCGGATGACCCGCCGTACTTTTGATACAGCGTATTTGCCAAGGCTTCATCAGAAACATTAGCCGTTTCCGGAAATGCTTTGCGATACTCGTCTAGGGTGATAGGCATTTTTACTCCCCGGAAGAGTTGTCGGTCTGTCTTCCGCCGTTAAGCATATCATAAAGGATGTTGGGCTCAATGTTCTTTTTACGCAAGGCGATTTCGGCATCGATCTTCATCTGATCTGGCTTGCCGTTTGCCCCTAAATAAGCAGCAGGGTTTTTATCCATGTGAGCATAGACATCTTTTTCGGCTTGCAGTCGAGCCCTGCTATCGGCTCGCCTTGCAGCTTCAGAAAGTTTTGCTTGTTCTATGCCGGGACGGGCGCGAAGATAAGCGGCTTGAGCCTGAGCCTGTTCAGTCTGAGCTTGCATGTAGGGCTCTTTTGCAAGCAGCTCGCGCTCATGAAGAGCAGCCAGATAGCGGCGGTTCTCGTCTTCGCGGCGAGCACGTTCCAAAGCAGCAAAGGAAGCAATCCCCTGTTGACCGCCCTCCGCAATATTTTGCAAGGCGTGACGGCTCTTGCCAGCAGCCATACCAAAGCCCGCCGACATCAACGCCATCAAAGCGTTTTCACGACGATCAGCTGCGGACTGAGCATTGCGCTCGGCCTTAATCTGGGCAAGTTGCGTAGCGATGCTGCCGCCACCCGCACCCCCAGAAGCTACTCCGGGGTTAACGGTTGTGTCGGTCTTGATCCCGGGTCCGGGCACAGGAGGAAGAGAGGCCAATCCCTGACCACCCAAGTTCATTGGATTGCTATCTCCGGAAGCTACAAAGTCCTCTGGACGAGCTTTCTTCAACACGGCTTCTTCGGCCTGACGACGCTGCGCCTGTTTTTGCGCCAGCTCTTCATCGGTCATATTGCTGAAATAGTCTGACACGCTTGTTGGGTTTTTATTAACAGCCTCTTCGTACTGAGCACGAAGGGCTTCGCGTTTACGCAAGGCCTCTTCACGTGCAAGTGCAGCATCAGAAACCTCTTGAGCCTGACGTTTAGACTGCGCCACGCCCGCTTCATCCTGACCCATAAAACGCTGGAAAGATCGACCAATCGGAGAAGAATTGGGGGGAGGTGCTTCATAGCTGTCAATATTACGTCTAGCTTCGGCACGACGTTCTTCCGTGGTAGGACTGATAACTTTATCGTAAACTTCGGGACTGATTTGCGCGTTTCTTCCACCCACATCAATAGGCTCAACGTAGTTGGGAGTATTACCTGTGATGCCAGCCTCTTGACGGTATTCGTTATTCTGACCAATACGCAAACCAATGTCTGGCAAACGGTAGTTACCGCTACGGTTGGGTTCTTTGATGGTCAGTGAATTGACGAAATTGTCCCACATGCTTGAAACAGCGGGGCCACCCTGCTGGAAGTGCTGCACAGGACCGCCGTTGGCAAAATTCGAGACTGGGTTAGTGACAGCCTGATCTACAGCCCGACTCACCGCAGTTTGAATGGGGTTACCACTCATCGGATCTTCTGGTAATGGAGAAGATTGACCCCCGCCCAAGAAACCACCGTCAGCAAATCCGCGAATAGTTGGTTGTATTGTAGGGTTGGCAAAGGATCTAAGCTGCTGCGCCCCCAGATCCGGAGCTGTAACCATGGATGTGATCCCCGTTCCCTTGGCACTGGGGGCGGATGGACCTTGGTCCGTGGACGACGGACCTTGGAACATGGGACGATTTAAAACAGGATCATACATCACTTAAACCTTACTTGTTAAACAAGTTATACGCAGAAAGGCCCGCGATACCAAGCCCACCAATCTGAGAAACCAGCGATGGAGACGGCGCAGCAGTTTGACTAATTGTCTGTTGTGAAGACGGCGCACCTTTATAGATATCGCTTAGGAACGACACGCGCTGATAAGGCTCGTACTGCTGCTGCAAAGCAGTCTGACGAGCCGCATCGTTGACCTTCTGCTGGTAGGCCTGTTGTTTTTCACCGATATTGTACAGGAAGGAAGTGTCTCCCTGAGCAAGGCCAGACATCTGCTGTCCAAGGTTCGCGGTCTGCTGACCAACGCCAGCCAATCCTGCTGCACCAGCCTGTGCCAGATTTCCTGCGCCCAAGGATAGGTTACCCACTTGCTGTGCGCGGGCTTGTTGGTTCTGGAAAGCATTCATTGAGGCCGTCTGCGCCTGATTGTAGTTGTTGGCATAGTCTTGGAAGATGCGCTGAGACTGGATATCGTACAGGTTACGACCAAGCTCGGTCTGTTGAACACCCTGACGGCTACCGCCAAAAGCACCAGACTTAACAGCTTGGGCATTAAGACCCTGCTGCTGGACCTGAGCCTGACGCTGCATCTCCTTCATAGCGTTCTGGGTAACTTGCTCCTGATACGGATTCATATATTCCGTAGCAGATTGAGGATTATAGGCTTGAGCCCCAGCAACCCCGTAATTTATAGCGGCCTGACCGTATTGAGGCAGTCCACTAAATCCCGCAGAAGCATTAGCGTAATTTTGCGAAGCCTGATTCATATAGGGTTGGTAGACACCAATACCCTGAGAAGCCATCCGCAAAGCATCCTGCTGCTGCGGGGACATCCCCGCAATTTCCATCCCCGGAATTTTAACCGGCTGTTCGGAAACCTTTTTTGCAACATCAAGAAGACCGAGCTTATAGGCTTCGATCTCGGGGGATTCCCTCGTGATGTATTCTTGGGTTGTTGTCTCGACCATGGTTATGCCACCCGTTCAAATTTATGCATGAGTTCGTACATTTTCTTTGCACCCTTCATGCGGTCTCCGCCACCAGCTCCACGAACGGCTTTGGCAGTCATTACAAACTCACCATCTGATAGCTTTGCAGGGATCGAATCACTTTTTCCAGTGCCCGGCCCATTAAGGTGGCCCCCAGTCCTTGCATCCATGATTCCACCGGTTGCAGCCCGAGTAAACTGTGGGGTAGAATATGCTCCCTGAGGGATAACATATGATTGTGGGGGAGGCATCTGCTGGTTACTTGGTTGAGCTGAAGCCACGTTCTGGGCAACACCCCCCGTCTGAGGGAAGTTCGGAGAGCTATAAACACCCTGCTGCCAACTATATTCTGGAACTTTAGCTGCTGGGGTATAGTTGCTAACGAACTTACTGGAGTCGACCACGGTCCATGGGTACTTAGCCTGACGCTCTGATTGCGTAAGGTCAGGATGACTTGCAGCAAGAGAGGCTGGAGCCTTTTTCTCTCCCCCTAGAGCGTTTGCTGCGAGCAATGCTCCACCGCCCAAGGCAAGGGCCGTACCCGGATTTGTTTTGATCCACTTCATTGGATCGTCCAAGAAACTTACCCCTTTGGATGCTGTTGAACTAGGTGAAATTGTTGGACTTGCCCCACCGGTTCCCGGAGTTACCGTTCTGGGGCCTTCAGTAGGAAGGCTGTTCTGCAAATCCGTAAGATCGCCACCAGCTACGCCTTTGGCATTTGTAGCGGTTTCCAGAGCATAAGACCCACTCATGCCCGTACCGCCGGAGGCCCCACTTCCAAACAGGGTTCCACCAAAGCTTTCGCCCGTTCCACCGAGGTAGGAAGGAAGCGCACCAGTTACACCTTCCATAAAGGTTCCGCTGCCGCTCAACACGTTGCTGAGACCACCAAATGCCAGCGATCCGATACCGCCCATGGCGGCACCCATCAATGCGCCTTTAACACCGCCACCACTGGCAAGACCACCGAGACCGCCGCCAACTACTGCGCCAAGGAACGGCATGCCAACCATGCCGCCGACGACAGTACCAATAATAGGAGCAGCAAAACCAAGAAGCTTGCCAATACTTTTCAGCCACCCATATTCAGGCAAACCCGTTGCAGGATTGATGTCGCCAGATCCCCCTCGAGCCTTCAGGAGCTCTGCTTCGGCAGGAGTAATGTGGGCAAGGATTTTATCTTCGCCTCGACCCGCAGCCTGAACGCGCTTTGCAGATTCCTTTACGGAGGCAAGACCGCCTTTTGCAAACTTCTTTGCAGAGCTGCTGGCCTTATTTATTGATTCGCGGACCATGGCATGGATGGTTGCAAAAATAGGCGGGCTGTATTCTGCTGGCATATCACCTTCGTCAACAGCCCCATTACGAACAAGTTCATCAACAACCTCAGGATAACGGTTGGCATGTTGTTCAAGGAAGTTGAGAAGCTGGTCAAAAACTTTCAATTTCTGAAGAGGCAGTGCCGCAATCTCATCCGCCAAACCGGACAAGGCCTTCTTTTTCTCTGGATCCAGATTCTCGTAAAATGTTCCAACAGTATTAGCAATACGCTTGAAGTCATTCTGCGTATAGGGCTGAACTGGGCTAGCTGGATTGAGTGCTGCAATACCCTGCATAGATGCGTTCCTACGATACGAAATGTTCACATTTGGCAGGGCCAGAGCCTGATACTGGCAAATGTGAACATACCTGTTTGTTACCTAAAAGACAAGTCATACGGTCGTAACTGAAACGGAACCAATTGTCCCTGTGGCGGAAAGACCTCTAACATATGCCGAATTAAGTTGAGGGATACGAAGAGCACCCGCAACTTGAAAAATAGTACCCTGTTCCAACCCATATTCATCCCCCTGAAGGTTTGTCAAAACGATTGTTGTTTGACGACCTTCTCCGGGGTTTCTGATAGCCACAACAAGAGCATCCAATGCTCTAACGACATCTTGAAAGTATCTGGAATCGTACTCTCCGGGAGGTCGGGGGAATGTTGGAAATACGCTACGGTAATCCATCAGCGACCCCCATCAGGCCTGACCTCAATACGAGGAGAACCAAGACCCCATCGAGTACCGACCTTATTGCTTTCAATACGGAAGATCAGGGAGCGACCGCGTACACGGACGTTTGCCACGTTGGTGTACTGATCCACCGGAGTAGTTGATGTTCGATCAACCGCGGAACTTGAACCACTGGCGTAGTTTGAACCCGTATAATTCTGGGTTTTCAAGATGACGGAAACTTCGGGGCTGCTCGTTGAGTTAAAAAACTTCAGATCAGGAACAATACGACGAACAAAAGAGAACTTATCCCCATCAGCAATGTCAACCGGAGAAGCTTCGATGTAAGCATTCAACGCAGAAGGTGGAGTTGTGCTCCCATCATCCGTTCCGTATTCGTGATTATAGAGGTAATTATCTGTACCAGCAGCTATCGAAAGTTGACGAACACCATCATCTAGCCATGCTGTACGAGCTAGTATCCCGTACGACCATACCTTATCGATGTAGTTATAGGTTACATAACGGTCATTTTCACTTGAGTTTGCAGAAGGGTAGAGCCAACTGACCTCATTAAACTGGGCCGTCAGATACGCAAAGACCTTGTCGGATTGAGCAGTATTGAAATCGTTAAACACGTACGACTGAATAGGGCAGGGCAACGGCTGAGTCTGACCGGCATAAACATAAAAGTTACTATGACCCATCCAGAAGACAGCGTCATCGACAGCTACTGCGGAATTATACCCCATGATTGTGGTATTTGCGGCAAGCTGCTGTAAGCCGAAGGTGTATGGCGGACCAAGATACTGCATGGAGTAAACGGCAGTATCCGAGAAGATGACGATTTCGCGCTTAGTTTCAACGGCTTTAACGATCTTGGTCCCTGAACCAATGCGAAGATCTCCAGCGGTATTGGTGGCAGAAGGATACCAAGTGAAGGGATCTTCCCCATCGCTGAACCGAACAAGCAGGGGGTCTTGAGATCCTCCCCCACCCATGTTTGAACCAAAAGCAATGACGTGTCGATCACGGTCCGAGACCATGATTTGGGTAACAACATCGGGTGTAGAGGTGTCCGTGGACAACGAGCTTAGGGTAACTGCTCTGGTTGTGATACTCCCACCACCATACCAATAGTAGACCCCGCCGTTTCTGACGTTGAAGAGAAGGTCTTCGCCATAGTTGTCTTGTGACCACAGCCGAAGGGTGTTACCAACCGTGACGGTAGTACCAGAGCCCCACGTTCCACGGCCCCATGTACCCGAACCCCAGCCGACACCACCAACTTGGGTATCAAGACCCGTATTGATCTGGTAGGCCGCAGTAATGGTCGTGCCGCCATGACCTGTATCGGAACCATTGGCAGTCACAGGGACTGTGATGCTATAGCTGTTTGGATCAATGTAAGTAATCTGGTACTCAGCATTGAGGACGGTAGCAGTAACATTCCCACCAAGAGAAGTAGCACCACTAAAGGTAACGTAGTCTTTGTCAACACACCCATGGCTTGTATCAGCTACCACAATTGTGGAGAGTCCGTTTGTGGCGGTGAACGCCCCATTGAGGACAACGGTTCTACGGATTGGGGTAATGTCATAATACCCACCGCTCTTCTCAACATAGAACTTTAGGTTGGTCCCAAGAGAAAGGTAATTGTTACCGTTAAGGGTTACCCACGCCAAAAGGGTTCGAGCAGACCCGAGAAAGGTGCTGCTTGATAGTTTTTCCCAGCCGCCAATTGTTTCCGGAAACCCCAAGCGGAAACGCACAAGGTTGCAGTCAAACCAACCGCCCTCGTTTGTGTATCCTGTGACATCACGAATAACGCCGGGACGAAACTGGAGTTTCTGAAAAGGCATGTCTGTCCTTTATTGAGTAGTCGAAGTCTCAATAGGGGCAACCAAGTCGGAAGCCTGTAGCTGTGATTGTGCCGAAGATTTAACCTTTGCAATAAGGTCTACCACTTCCCCAAACGGACGTTGTGACAGAGACATCAGCACATAGTTTACTTCGTCGACGGTAAATTCCAGTGTAACTTTCATAGTCTTTCTTCCTCTTGGTTAAGCCGCCCAAGGTGGAGGCAAGTCGACAACGGTAGGTGATACCTGTTGCTGGATCTGATTGTCAATGCTGGTTTCCAGTTCAGCAACGCGCTCTGCACCGAGACTTTCAATAACCCATGCAGTGACCTGCGCTTCGGTCAAATCAGCATAGGGCGTGAATGGGCTACCATCGGCATATGTCACGCCTACCGTGCCATAGACAGAACCGGAATGACCATTGCCATCAGTGCCATTCATTACCCAATGCACAGTGAACACAACGTCAGTTTCGCCTTCATAAGAAGGGTAGGCCGACAGCGTTGGGAAGGACCAAGTGTAAGTATTGGACATTATTTTGACTCCAGTGCGGTAACTTTTGCGGATAGTTCTTTGATAGCGGCGACGAGGTGAACAACAATTTTGCTGTAGTCTACGCCTTGATATTTAGGTTTGCCATCAGCATCAACTGCGTCTTTTTTGCCAAAAACCGCAAGAGGAACAATCTCTTGCAATTCATGGGCAATAAAACCTTCTCCTTTTTCATCACCGCCAATCCAATCATATGTGACAGGCTTTAACGCGCTGATTGTCGCCAGCCCAGTTGTCATGGGATGCACGTTTTCTTTCAAGCGATGATCAGATGATGTATTGTAAGCCGTTGCTGTTGTCGACGTGGTAATGCTACCGACTTGTGAAGTATCATTATAAAAAGTTATTGGTGTTTTTGATGCACCAGCACTAGTTCTGATATATATAGCAGGTGTACTTCCTGAAGTATTTTTAGAAATGACTACTTCAGATACAGAAGAAGAAAAACCATATTGACCTGCTATACCTACATTTGGAATAGAAGTGCAACCAACCAGCAGATAGCCGCTGGTGTCGATGCGCATTGCTTCAATGCCAGCAATTTGAAAATTGTGAGTGCCGAAACTGGTTTGCGCGGCGTTATAAATTATATTTCCAGTTGCACTATCCCTAGAAATATCCAAGTATTCGCTACCAGCAGTTGCGCCAATCCTAATTTTTGCGGTTGTGGTTCCTACATGAAGTAAAGCCCCCGGCGAATTTGTCCCAATCCCTACGTTGCCGCTGGGGTCGATGTAAAGTCTTGATGTTCTTGCGCTGTTGTTGCCAGTGTTTAGGGATAGCGTATAACCAGCAAAGGTACTTGTGTATGGTGCAGTGTTTTCGTCCATATAAAGGCATGTATAAATGCCGTTATCAGTTCCTGCGCCGCGGATTGTTTGTGTTCCGCTTACTGTAAACTTTGTGCTTGGCGAACTTGTCCCAATCCCTACGTTGCCGCTGGTGTCGATGCGCATACGTTCGGTAGCATTTGTATAGAACGTCATGTTGGACGAACCAAACGCCCCAATGGCAAGGTCATTGCTAGTTCCCGAACCTGTTATTGCTGCTACAGAACCAAAAAGTCCTGTATTAGCGGCAGCAGTGTTATTGTAAACAAGCAGTGCTGAGTTTGTTGATGTCCCGGCAAGAGTCAATTTTGCTGATGCGCTTGGCGAACTTGTCCCAATCCCCACGTTGCCGCTGGAGTCGATACGAATGCGTTCAGTGCCGCCCGTACTTGCCGCAACTGTATCGGCGGCGGGGAACCACAAACCAGTGTCGGCTGTGCCGGTGGTTGATACAATGGCAGGGAGTGCTGCGCTACCCGCGGCAACAGTCGTTATACCCGTTACACCGAGGGTTGAACTAAGAGTAGTCGCGCCCGTTACACCGAGGGTTGAACTAAGAGTAGTCGCGCCCGTTACACCGAGGGTTGAACTAAGAGTAGTCGCGCCCGTTACACCGAGGGTTCCACCCATTGTGGCATTGCCAACGATAGCGGTATGCGCCTCTACGATGTCTGTGCCGTTACACGTTAGTACTACCTTCTTCCCATTGGGGACGAGTATCCCCGTCTGACCCGACACTTTCACGGTTACAGCAAAACCACCGGAGGTGTTGTTGTAAACAAAATACATTTTTTCCTTGGCAGGAACAATCAAGCTAGTTGTGGCATACGTCAACGCGCCTGTCATCTCAATGAACATGTTTCGCGCTACACCCGAAGCACCGTTGGGGATTGTGATCGTGGTAGTCGCCGCCGAGCCGTCTGTAATAGCTTGAGTTACATACCCGCCGATTGCTTCTTCCAGCAGAGTGCCGAGGTTAGTATTGGTTGTAGCACCCCATGTACCGGACTGATCGCCCGTCCCTATGAGTTCGAGACCAAGATTCGTTGAATAAGTGCTAGCCATTTATCTGCCTCCTACGCGGCAATCTGAATCCAGTTGGGGGTCTGAGATGGAGAGGTGGGGGTCCAAGCAGGGCTTCCACTTGGGACCACTTGTGTCCAACTAGGCGTTTGATTAGGAACGACATTCCCCCAAACGAGAACTTGCCCACCATACCCTATTGCGGAAACCCCCGCAAGACTGACATTTGCATCTGCTATGATGGTGACTGAGCCAGCACTACCTGTCGCAGATAGACCCGTTACATCAATCAAGTTGACCGAGGTAATGTCTACCTGTCCTGCCGAACCCGACCCAGACACACCCGTTACAGAAACATTTGGACTCTGGATGAAGTCAACTGTTCCAATGTATCCAGTGGCTTCGATACCGGTCGGACTGACATTTGCATCCGCAGTAACAGTAGTAGAGCCCACACTTCCCGTAGAAGTAAGGCCCGTTGGACTGACATTAGCATCCGCAGTAACCGTGGCAGAAGACGCAACATCCCCAGTAGCAGAAACCCCTGTTGGACTGATATTGGGGCTCAGTATAAAATCAACTGTCCCAATACCACCTGTTGCCTCAACCCCCGTTGGGCTAACATTGGCATCTGCCGTGACCGTAGCAGAGCCCACACTTCCAGTGGAAGAAAGGCCGGTTGGGCTAACATTGGCATCTGCCGTAACTGTGGCGGAGGATGCCACATCCCCCGTAGCTGATACTCCCGTCAGATTGATGCTGACATCAACTACCGCTACAACGGAGCCCACACTTGCTGTTGCCTCAACGCCAGTTGGACTGACGTTAGCATCTGCAACAATAGTAGCTGACGAAGCTACATCACCGGTAGCCAGACCGATAGCAATCGCATCCGTGCCAAATGCGCCCAGTCCCCAACCTTGGGACCGGTCCCATCCTTCAAAGGCTACGATTGCATCGGTCATTGGTCATTACGCAATACGAATGATAGCGTTGGAAGCGTCGGCGGTGGGGAATACAACCGTGAATGTACCAGCTGAAGCGGTCTTATCCGCACCGAAGTCCAGCACAACAACAGCCTTGTTGCTCTGAGTCGAGTTGTAAATCAACGCGCCACGAGCCGTAAAAGAAGCCGTAGACCACGAGCTGTCAGCAAAATCTGCCCAAGCCGTTGTGCCACTGGAAGAAGTGGTTGGACTTGTCAGCGTATTACCGCCAGCCGTGTAAGCTGTGCCCGTCGTATTGGTTGTTTCGTTGGTCGAGGAGTATACCGTCGTTGAGGCATCAAGAGTTGCCGAGGAGGTATACAAAGCGATTTTGAAAGTATCTGCGCCCGTCCCTGCACGAACGACAGAAGTGTTGAAAGCGTGGATGCCGCTCAACAGCTGCAACTTGAAGGAAGTTGCCATGAAATTGCCAGTGAATGCCATTATGGCCTCCTCAAAAGTTCAGCTAAATAAGGATGACCAGCTTCTGTTACCAGATGGCTGACCGTGGTCCTGTCACAGGATATAGCACGTTTTATGTGATCAAGCACTACTTGTTCCACTAAATCCTTAAAGGCTACGGCCTGTTCACGGATTGCAGGGTGCGCTGTTTCGGAAACAGAGACAATGCGATCAGCGGCCCGCTTTGCCCAGAACTCCGGTGGGTGACCACCATTTGAAGAGGTTTCAACATCAACTCTGAAACCACCGACCGTACCTTGACTACCAACCATTCTATGTTGCCTTTGTTTTGACTAAACCATCCCGATAAGCATCCTCATCTTCGAGACCCTCACCGTAGTTCTTCAAGCGAGCTAATGCTTCCGCGAACCGTTGATTATATAAGTTCAACAAATCCTGCTCGCCCTTCATATAGGTATAAGCCTCAAATAATGTTCCGTAAAGAAGGGCTTGTTCTGCATTGTCCCCCAGCCAAGATGTACCTGTATCTACAATTGAGGCGGGCTGATAGAAATAATGCAGCTCCACAGGGTAAGCACCAGCAGGAACCGGGGCTAAAAGGAACGTACTTTTATCATACAAAGCATAATACTTTGGGGTTCCTGTAGCACCAGAAGGATTATACTCTTGGAGGAACTCAACGTCCTTGTTCAATAGGAAAGAAGTTTCCCCGCTGACAGTCACGCTTAACGAATAGGATGCCAAAAAATCTGCGGGCAAACCAAGGTACTTGTTGCTGGCAGTCGTTGTACCGGAGACATTATAACGAAAATCGACTAACTGAACGGAAAACAGAATCCGTTCTTCGCAGTTGCGAATAAAGGTGGGGATGTAAGAGTTAAAGGTTGTTTCATCGTATTCGGTGAAATCCTTTACCGCTTGTACCAGCGTCGTGTATGTCCATGCCATTATGTGATACTCACCGTAACGATACCAATCTGCATAACACCCTGTGTGCTGATGTTCTGAAGATAAGGAAAAATGTCTTGACCCACCGGAACGTCCATTGGTTCAACCCGGCTTGGGCGCGGCTCAAACAAAGCTTGTGGCTCGGTGGGTGGGAAGATAGGCTGGATCTGCGGATGCTTTGGTTCCCAGCATTCGACGCAAGTCCGCAACCCATTCCACTCTTTCTTTAAAGAGTTGTTACGGTACTGGAGACCACAGCGGTCACATAGCGCAATTGCATAGTTGCCTCCTGCGTATTTGCCCATATTACACTACCCTATACCAGTTCCTCACCGGAGTAAGTTGCAGTGAAGCGCGGTCACGGTCCTCACTCTTGGCTCTGTCAAACTCTTCCTCGTATACAGCCTTCAAGAGCTGCACACGATCCGGGGCTTTCTTCATAGCGATATAATAAGCAAGACCAGCCACAAGACAGGGATAGAAGCGGAAAGGGATGTCGAGTGTGTTTGCGCCGCTTCCAGCATCATCCATACGGACGAGCTTATCAACAATAAGGTAATAATCCTGATTGGGCCGAGGCCATATAATAAGCTGAGGAGTGATCTGACGGTTGACATAAAACTGAAGGGGTCGCCCAACTGAGAGTTTGTTCGGAATGCTGAGGTAATAATCGCGGCTGATTCGGTCAACGGTTAGGTCCTGCTGGTTTTGAGAGGCAGCAGTGTTAACAAACCGACAGGCCATTGAGATGATATCAATGGTGGAAGTGGGAAGTTCGTAAGTCAGACCATCCGAATTGACCCCACCATTAGCAGACACCGTAATCGAATCACGAGCAATCGTCCATTGGTTCAACCCACGGTTTGCCCACTCTGCCAGCAAGAGGTTCAAGCTTCGGCGAGCCGTGCGCTGATCATAGCCCGTACGGACCTCGATACCACACCGCTCAAAAGCTTCCTCGATGTATTCACCTAGATCGAGGTTGAACGTCTTCGTGCCGGAAGTTGCCATCTTAGCTTACCTTGCAGCTTTTCGACCGACCTACGCCAGCCCCCTTAGGAGTTACCATGCCGCCGCCAGCCTTGCAAACGGAGCCCCCATGATTGAGAGCAACGCCCATGCCACGAGTTGCAATGCCGCCGCCGCGCAAACCTTTTGGAGATTGCTGCTTGTCGTGCTTGGTGTCCATGCTAGATTTTTCCCAATCGGCAAGAGACATACCATGCTTCTTAGCCAACTTCTTGTCCTGCTGGAGGTCCTTCTTAGAACCTTCCCACTCCTTCATGCTCATTTTAGCCATGGTACTTTTTCCTTTGTCTTCTTCGGGGTTGGTTAGGATTCCAAGATTAAGTGATCCGCGCTGGGACATCAGTACATCCTTACTTTAACTTTTGTTAAGTCCGCGAAGTGTCTTCGCAAGATTGGCGCGTTTGGCAAGAGTTGGGTTGGAAGACTTAGAAGCAGCAGCCAGTTTAGCCGCTGGAATCTTTTCTCCAGCAGGGACTTTCAAGGACTTACGAAGAGCACCGGGGTTTTTGATCGCATCCTTGATCCACTCACCACCTTTAGCAAGACCCTTTGACTCAGATAACGCAATGGCAACTGCTTGTTTGGGGCTCTTAACAAGGGGGCCACCTTTGCCAGAGTGCAGACTGCCAGCCTTGAACTCGTGCATTACTTTGCCGATTTTCTTTTGTTTGGCCGTCAGCTTTTTCATTTCTTTTTGCCTTTGCCAACAGCGATGACAACCATAAGTTTAGGCTTGTTGGGTGTAACGCCTTTGACGCGACCGACATTTGGGAGACCGCCCTTTTTCAAAGCTACCCCCATGCCGCGAGTAGCTACACCGCCGCCACGCATCTTGTGCTCTTTGGCTTCTTTACGCTTGCTTTCGCCAGCTTCGTGCTTCTTCATTGCGGCCTTGGAAGCGTAAACTTCCTTGCTGCCTTTTTCCTTAACAGCACCGCCCTTTTTCATGGCAGGGGGAGCAGCACCGGGGGACATGGGGGAGGTCATCATTGGAGCATCGGACATAGCGGGGGGCATGGGAGCACCCGCTCCACGGCGGTCCGCCATTGCCATGTTCATGGCACGTTGACGGATGCGCTTTGGCATGGAGTCGTTTTTGCCGGGTTTTTTCATAAGGGCCATGGTAGTTCTCCTAGCGTTTCACAAGATGGTCTGCGATGAGACGGTCTATTTTTTCTTCAATACGATCAAACCTTTTGTGCATTAAGGCTAGGTCGCTTTGTAACTCTGCTTTTGTAACGTACTTTTCTCTGGTTTCAGATACGGTTTTCCAGAGTTGGTTTTGCTGGCTGTTAAGATATACTAGTACCCACCCCATCGGGACAATGAGGAGGGTGTGAAGCATGTTCCACACTAAATCAATGGATATGTTCATCACACCCCGCCCAGCTCAGTAGATTTTACGCAAGACGAGGATGATTGTGTAAGCATCCCCGGCAGAGGCATCCAACGTAGTAAACAGGATGTTGCCTGTTTTACCCGTAGTTGCGTTGTTGGTCAGATTAACGGAATCCGTAAAGTCCATTGTCTGAGCGGCATTTTGCGGAAATGTAAGGATAGTTACGTTTGCTGTAGCTTCCCACAGCAAACGAACTTCCATTCCATGCGTAAGACCGTAGATGCGTTCAATCTGAACAGCGGAACATGCCTTGCCAAAGTAGGTGGACAGGGTTGTAACATCCACCTTCTTAACAGCGGTTTCCCCTGTGCCATCGGAGGCATTGGTAAACTTCATGATGGCTTTTTTAACGCCATCATAAAGAAGCTGTGTTGCTACAGTGTCAGCCATTGCGGCCCCCTATTATTAGACCACAAAGGTCAGGTTAGGGTTCTGAGCATAACTAACAACCAAGACGCCTGTTCCTGTGCCGGTGTTGGTCGAGGTCAGGCGGATACGAATATCGGTTGTGCCAACGTTTGCCCAGTTACCGATACGGGTTGCATCTGCACCAGCGGTAGCGGCAATAATGCCAAGAGTACCACCAGCCACTGCACCAGCAGCAGTCAAATAAGTAGCTGACCCAGTTGTGCCAACACCGAGGGTTGACGAACTGCCAGACCAAATAGCGGTGATGAACAGCTGAATGGAGGTAATGGTGCTACCGGCGGGGATGACGATGTTGGAAGTATAAATGCCGTCTGCCCCTGCGCCCGCCTGAGAAACGGTTTCGGACTGCATGGAGATGACCGTGCCAAGGTTGGCTACGTCTTGGCCCAAGGTTGTGCCAGTGGTGAATTTGATGTCGCCGACTTTAACGGGACCAGAGAAAGTGGTAATACCCATCGTATAAACTCCTGCACGATGTAAGCCATGTTGTCTGTGCAGCGTCCGCCGGGACGGTCAACATAGCCGGAACCCCCGGACTGCACAGAGACTATACGAAAAAGGGGGCTGACACAAGGCCAACCCCCTTAATTTTGTTGCCGCACTTAGTGCTTACGCACCCTGCGAACCGTAGATCGCACGAGGATCAGACCAACCGAAGCTGTAACGCTCGCGGGCCTTATAACGAGCGTTGCCCGTTTCAAAGTCGCCTTCCATTGCAGTCTTGATTGGCGAACGAACGAAGTGCTTCAAGCCATTTGGTGCGTCAGTCTTGATGAAGAACGCATCAGGGTCGGTCAAGAAGTGGTTCACGGTAAAGCCCTGCGGCAAATAGCCGCCTGACTTGATCGCGTTCAGGTCGTTGTCAGCGGTCGAAACGCGCTGATCGGACTTGAGGATACGCTCGGCGGTGAACTGGAGAGCTGGGTTGATAATCAGCTTCATGCCACGAAGAGCGATTTTCAGGCCGCGTTCGTCGATGAAAGCTGCGATATCAATCAGAGCCTGTTCGAGCGAGGTTTCGTTCAAGTCAGCCTGAGTGGTTGGGGTGTTCGCAAACGTACCGCCACCGAAGGTAGGATGTGCGCTGTTGACCATCGACACGCCATCGCCGCCCAGATAGGACGAGGAGAAAGCGTTGTTGAGGACCGAAGCAGCCTTCACCTGTTTGGTGTTGGACATCGAACGCGCCATTGCACGGGTATAGCGGGCCGAGAGTTTGTCGTAGAGATTATCTTCGACAGCTTCTTCGGTGATCGCAAACGCGATGGCAATGGTGTCATGGGTGTAGCGGGCAGTATACGATTCACCAGCGGTGTCGTAAGTGATCGCTGCACCTTCGCCCTTTACTGGGGCCTGACCGAAACCAGCCAGCATGACTTCTTCTTCGAAGGCACGGTCAGAATTTTCCGTGTCGAAAATCTCGGCATGCTCGTTGTCGTAACGATCATATTCCATCCCAAAGAGTGCATTGAGGCCCGGCTCAAGCTCTTTGAGGAGTTGTGAACGAGTAATAGCCATTGTTCAAATCTCCTTAAACGCCCGCGCCAGTGCCGTTGGCATTGTAGCGATAGAAGTGATTGTTGAGCAGCACAATCGCCAGACGACCAGCAACCGAAGCATCAGTATTGAAAGGAGTATCCTCGAAGCCAATGATGCGGAGGTTGAGAGTGTTGGTAGTTGCTACCGTTGAAACTGCCAGCTTTGCATACGAACCAGTGATCGCGCTGCCAGTGATGGCGGTTGCGAAGTTGGCGTTTGCGTGGACAATCGAATCAGCCGCAGCAGCGTCTGTGTTGATCAAGAACAGCTGGTCAGGGTTAGAGACCACAGTTGCCGTAGCAATTGAGTTTGCATAGACAGCCGAAGTGCCGGGCCAATATGGCGACCAGCGGGGCTTGCCTGTCAAATCAATGTAGTTACAACCGAGGAAGACACCCAGAATAGGTACTGTACCGCCGGTGGCAGTAGCAGGGAGATCGATCATACCGTTAGTCAGCGGAATGACAGGTGCGCCGCAGTAGATGGAGCTGGACGTACCCGCAGTAGCTGCGGTCTGAATCAGATATGTGCTGTCGCCGTTGGTGTTAGCACCGCTTCCAAGCATACGATACGGGCGAAGCCCGAAAGTGGCATTGATATTTGCCATTGCTTAGATCCTTTTGAAATTATCCGGCGGAACGATTTCCACCGAAGGTTACACGAGTTTGACGATCTGGCTTACTGATCGGCATTGAAGAGTGCTGGTCTCGCATCAGGTCGTTATCAACCGCATCCATCTGCTGTTGGGCTTGGTTGCGGTAGTACGCTTCCCGTTGTCTGACAAGATCATCTGGGATACGCGCTAGGACTAATCCACCTACCGCAATAACTCCGGCATGCTTGCCATCATTAATGGTAGGAAGATCAAAGTCCGGAAACTCATCAGCGCGAACAAGTTCAAAGCCTTCGCGTAAGCGGGAATGGAGATTCTTTTTATCGTCAAAGCCGCTGGTCTCCATACGAACCCAGCGATGCTTGTAACCCTCCGGTGCGGGGGGTGCGTCCAACGAGGACGGGGGTCTCCAAACTTGAGGGCGAGCTTGTTTGGCTCGGGCATTCTCGGAACGAGGTGTACGGTCAACTGACATAATCATTGTCCTAACATCTGCTTACGAGCATGCTTCGCATACTCTTCTAAACTAACATTGAGTGCTTTGGCAATCCTTACCTGACTTGGGGTCAGAGAAATCTTGCGCTGGCTGGGTTTTGCGGTGGATCGGGCCGAAGCCACGGGAGACTGGGGCCGTTCTGCGGGCTCCGATCTTTTGAACTTGTGGGGAAAATCTTGCCGCATGCGATGATCAAGCTCGTCGTAATACTCATCGCTGGTTGGGTCGTAGCCTTCACGAGTCACTAAATCCTCATGAATGGCATAAGCCGTAGCGGTCATGGCACGATCAGCACCAAACCACTCGTTTTTCTCTGCCCAGCCTTGAGCCTTTGGATCAGGTTGCAGCTGGCGAGGAGCCTCTTGAGGGGCACGAGCTTCCCGCTCATACCGCTGACGCTCCGCAACATCCTCCTGTTCCCGACGCAAACGGGTGACACGCAAGCGTTCGTTTTCTACGGCGACGTTTGCAAGAAGGGATTGTGCCTCGATCTGGGCATCAGAATCACCCATATCGATGGCTTGTTTCAGCCTATCCTTGGCCAGCCGTTCCTGAGACCGAATGCGGTTATCAAACTCTTGGACCAACGTCTGGTCCAAAATCGTTGCTTTTTGCTTATAGTTATCAAGCTCACCCTTCAACCCACGGGCAAAATCAAGAGCCGCTCGTTCGCGACGCTCGGCTTCCCGGATCTTAAAGGTCAGCTTGTCGATACGCTTCTTAACCTTGTCGGAATGCTCCTCAAGGTCTTGGTCATCACGAGAGGGCCGTCGCTCAAGCTCCGGTTCCGGCTTTGCCGCAACCTCAACCTCGACTTCTCCTTTTTCGTCACCATCATCTTCTAAGGTGATCTCAATGGAGCCGTCTTCGACTTTGTCTTCTTCACTCATAGCAATCTCCGTTGCTGCACTGATCAGACGTTCAAGATGTCCGCCGGATCAGAGATGGTTGCGATGATCTCGTCATCGTTAAGGATGCGGACTTCTCCGCCTTCGATACGGAACCGTGCCCCGGCATACCGCCCAAGCATAATCCAGTCCCCCTGCTTGCACCACGGCCCATCAGGAAACTTGTCTTTATCCTTGTAGGCTGTTGGTCCAACGGCAAGAACATAGGCAACCACGGTTGCCAATGATTGACGCTCTACGTATTCCTCAGCAAGATGTACTCCGCCCTTGGTTTTTCCTGCGCCGCGATAGGGCAACACAAGAAGTCGCCAACCCGTAGGCTGGGGCAATCGTGCTAGGGCTGACTGAGGGATCTTGGTTGGGTCGAGAACGACCTCTTCCGGGAGGACAAAGGCCTGACCCAAAGCACCTTTGGGTTCTTCCTTGAGAAGGTCCGGATTAGTGACTGGCTCAGGGGCCTTGGCGTTCAGTTTCTTTTGAACATGGTCGGGTAGAATCAGATTACTCATTGTCTCTGTCTCTTTCATTTTTTAGCAAAAGGCGCAGCTCATTCTCGATCTCATCCCACACTTCGAGTTTACCCCGAAGGTGTCTGAAAGCGGAGAAGTCTGAGACGGGGCCTTTTGTTACCGCCTCTTCAACTACGTCTCTCCGCTCTCGAATCACTTTAAACAATCTGTCAACAATGTAAAGATCGCTCACAATTACTCCCTTGGTTTTTGCATGGCTTCCGTTTTAGCTTTGCTCCCAGCAGATGACCCATAGTAAAAATTAACAACCCCAGTCCAAGCTGTCCCCAGCGCACCGAGCATCATCAGGAGTGCTTCGGTTCCCGTCGGCGGCATACCCTTCAGCAACATCCAAACCAAGATGCCAAAGAAACCAACAGTGATCATGATGGCAAGGACACGGGGGATCCAGTCGTTGGTATGGATCTGCATATTCCGGGCAGAGTCACGATCCGCTGCCGAGATACGCTCAAGATCAATGTCCAGCTCCTTCATTTTTAACTTGAAGGTGGCGTCGGTTTCTTTCAGCTTCTGAAGCTGCTCTGGCGTTGCGCCCATTAGAGCGGCTGACACTTCGGATTCGTTTGCATCCGGATGTCCGAACATCGCCTCCGAAATGGTCTTGACCGCTAACCCCGCCAAAGGGCCACCCAAAGCTGTAGCTATAGTAGGAGCTACTTGGCCCAAAAGGCCACCGATTTTTGAAAGATCCATTCATTTCATCCTCTTATTAGTAAAGCCATACCAACAAGGCCCATCACCGATACAAGGCCCAGAACAATTAGTGTGACGACCGCAGCGTCGCGAATTTCCTCAAGCTTTGCAGCACGGGCCTTTTCCGCCGCGTACTTTTCCCGCTCAATCTCTTTACGAATATTGATGACTTCTCTTTGCACTTGATCCCACGCCGCTAATCCAAACTGTCCGACAAACATATTCTTGGCTTTTGCGGCCAAATCTTGAGCTTCTGCTTTTGCCGTATACCTCTCAATAGCAATCTGTTCCACAGATTTATTTGAGAATAGGGACTTGCGGGGTGGTTCCGCAGCAATCTGCGTTAGCTTTGCAAGGCTACCCCACAAATCGGACAAGTCTTTGGCGACATGTTGAATCTCTTTGCCCGCAGCAATGCCCGCTTTCAAACCTGAGAAAGCTGTTTGGGCAAGGGCTAGTACGGTTAAAGGATCCATATCACTTTTTCTTTGCAGCTCTCATGTTATCGACAAGATTTGGGTAGGGTCGTCCGGCAGCTTTAGCAGCGGCTTTGGCCGAAGCCTTTTGTGCTGAGGATAAGGGTTTAGACTTACCTAGTTCCTTGGGCCGTGGTTTTGACCAAACAGGTTTTTTCATTTGCCCTTATTCCTTTTGCTGATTGCCGCAGCCTTTGCCTTGGCATCCGCTTTAGAGGAAGCACCCCACACCTGAAGAGACTTCAGCAAGCGGGTTGGCTTGCCTTTCTCATCCCGCTCTGGTCCCGGCATGTTTCCCATGCGAGCAAGGAAGCTTGCCCGACGTGGGTTGTCACCCTTGAGAACGGGTGGCTTGAGGTTATGCCCCTGTGCCTTGGCAGAGGCACGGCCCTTGGCATTGAGCCCACCTTTTGGGTTCTTGCCCTCTGAACGAGTCCAAGCTGGGGTCTTTGCCATGGTTTTTACCGTACGAGATATTTGACTGGACGCATCTGAAGACCAAATCCACGCGCTTCCTGACGACCTTTAGGAGCAGGGGTGACAGGGACATCTTCTTGATGCTTGTAAGGAATCGTGCCTTGATTAACGATTTCCAGATCGTGGATGATTGGAACATCCTTTTGTTTAGCACTTTGGATTGGGGACTTCATGGGTATCTCCTTTGGTAGGGAACAAGTGGGAAGTATGGTTTATAGAACTGTCCTATACCAAGTTGAGTAGGAGCCACTGATATAGGATGCGATTTATATACGGAGGCAGTAGGAGTAGGTTTCCCCAAGCTCCCAAGAAATTTTGAAACATCATATTTTACTGGGGACACGGTTTTGGTTGTGTTTGTCTCCAATGAAACAATTTTAGGTTCCTGATACGGCTCTTTTGGGTTTATAATAATGTCTTTTGGTGGAGTCTTAGAGCTATCGTCAGTACCATCTCCCGGTCCTTTCCCTTTGCCAGTACCATCGTCAGTACCATCTCCCGGTCCTTTCCCTTTGCCAGTACCATCGTCTAAACTAGTTTTTCCGTCGGTAGTAGTTTTTCCGTCGGTAGTAGTTTTTCCGTCGGTAGTAGTTTTTCCATCGGTAGTAGTTTTTCCATCGGTAGTAGTTTTTCCATCGGTAGTAGTTTTTCCATCGGTAGTTGTATCAACGACGGTTTGGGTAGTGGATTTTTTAAAAGCATCGATTGTTTCTTGATCCTTGGTTAAAGAATCTTTAAGAAGATCAATCGTATTGTTACTTGTTAGTGGATTTTTTAAAAGATCCTTGGTTAATTCTGCGTTCTCATTTTGTTTATTTTGTAATGAAGTTGTAATTGCGTCCATAACGGTTTGTGTTAAATTTGTGCCACTTAGGGTATCAACCATATTGCCAATACCCTTGGCATTTTCTAACACACGCTGGTTATAATCTTTCCACTCTTGCGCTTCAGCCTCATCTTTTGCCTGTAAAAAATCAAGCGTTTTTGCAACGTCTGAACTTCTTTCAACAACTGGCTCTTTTTTAATAACTGGCTCATTTTTAATAACTGGCTCATTTTTAATAACTTCATCAATAGTCTGCCGGTCTATTTTAGGGCTAGTAGCGTCCGTGTCCGTTTCTGTTAATGAAAATGTTGTCGGTGTATTGGTTTGGTTAAATTTATTTTCTTCATAACCTGGATCTGGTTTTGTTAAAAGCGGGTTTTGTTCAAACGTTGGTGTTTGCGTATTGGTTTGCATGGCAGCAAAAGCTTTGTTAACGTTAGCCTGCTCTTGTGGGTCTAAATCGTCTCGATTAACAAAACTTATGCTCATATCCTTTGTAGCGTTGCTACCCCCGCTAACTCCACCCGCTGGGTCAGTGGTGACTGGCTGATATGTATATTTTGATTGATCCCCTAGATTAAGAGCTTGATCGCCCGTGTCTTGTGCGGTTTTGATAAAATCAGTTGTTGGGTTGGGTTGTACATTAAAAAATGTATAGTCTGAACGCGGATCTGGTGGCAATACATGAACATCACCAAAATCTGGCAAAATCGGTTGTGCTGTCACCACATCAGGTTGGGTTTTAAACCCAGTGTTTAAAACCTGTGAAGTGGGTTCCGTTTGGTCAAATTTATAATCTTCATTTTGTGTATCAATATGATTTACAGGCTGACTTTTGAGAGATGGTAAGTCTGCCCGTAAATCATATTGATCTGGGGAAACAGGATTGTTTTCTAGGTATGGACCGGCAAAGGCGTTTTGAAAATTAACGTCTGTTGTTTGACCGCTATATGGTCCGTAAGCAGCACTTCCAGTGGTCCATCCAGATCCTAAATGAATCTGCGGGCCAAATCCAGTATACCTCATACCCTCATCTCCAACCAAAAACTGATTGCTATTCATGTCATGAGATGAGAGAATTTGGTTTAAAGATGATTGTAACTCTGGGTGTGCCTTTAAAACATCGGCAGGAATTATCATTTGCCCTTCTTGCAAATTACTCATCAAATAATTTTGCGCGTTAAATCTTCCGGCTGAATCAAGCCCTGAATTTAAACTTGCTAATCCCTTTAATACCCCCTGATAATTATCAGCCATGATTAAAGACCTTTTCTAATTTGACTTAACACAGCTATAGATTGAATTTTTTTAACTGGGTCAGATGGTGAGTGAATGGTTGCCCATTCCATTCCATTTTCGGTTGGCCTACCACGATGCACAGAAACAACATGTTTTTCATGTATTTTCCCATTAACTCCAACACCGCCGGGCGCATCTATTTTCTTTTTTGAATCATGTATTTTTGCCTCAACAACATAAGCGGGTTTTGTTGCTGTTGCCTTGTATTTTAGGGGTGCGTATTCGTGAGCATAAAATGCAGCCTCAGCGGGGTCTTTTGAAAAAAATGTCAACCCTTTTTCACTACTGCCAACATTATATTCACCCGTGCTTTTTATGTGACCTGTTTTTTTAAAGCTCCTGTATTCGCGGTTAGACATTCCGCGAAAGTAAGTTTTATCATTTTTTGTTTGTGTGTCAACAATACCGGCAATACCAGTAGCACGACCCTGCTTGGCATTCTCCTTTAAGGAAACAATACCACCTTCCTTATACCTTTGCTGGAGAAAAAAGTCAGGAACAGCTAAGGGCTTCACCCCCGTGGCACTGGTATCAAGGGATTTGAAATAGTTGTGGAGGAACCCAAGTTCTTTCAAGCCGTTTCCGGATCGCCCCGAGGAAGCGTTGGCGGTATCCAAAACATCCTGCGTAGACAAAGCTGCTTGCTGACCTTCGAGGGCGGCTGCTTGCTCAGGTGTTTCTGCAACGTCAACCTTAGGCTTCTCTAATACTCCGGCAGAAGGAGGGCTAAAAGTTTTGGGTTGAGATGAGGCGTCTCCGGAAAACTTATTAGTAATTTTGTTTGCAAACTCGGAGGCAGACATATTGGGCTTGCCGCCGTTCCACACAACAGCATCTTCTCCAACAACCTTTGACGCTGGCTGGTCTCCGGCCCTCAAAAGATCAACATAACCTTTGGCCCCTTGCTGATGGGCCGCGTACAAATCGGCGGCTGTTGGGTTTTCAATACCCTGACGCTGTAAAGAAACCTTGTTCCGAGCAGCCATACGGGCCGCTGCTTCGGCAGACTCTTCCAAGCTGTAGGGGTCTTTAAGGTTGAACTCTTTTTGACTCTTCGGGACGAACTGAAAGGGACCAGCCGCCCCGGAGTTCTTGTTGTAAGCCCGTACATTCCCCTGACTTTCAATAGTTTCCGTCCGGCTGAGGTAACCCTCAGGCAAGCCATAGCGGTCTTCAAGGGAACGGAAGTACTGAGCTTTGTCTACCATCGTCAGGGCCTTTTAGCTACATGGGCTCTCGCAAGAGATACGTTGGCACGAAGCTGTGAGATGTCCTCGTTCGAGTTACGACGCTCCTCATCTGCCCGTTCCTTAGCAGCCAGACGACGCTCATCAAGGTCGATACGAAGTGCAGCCTCTTCCGCCTTCTGTTTAACAGCTCTGTCGCGGATTTCCAAGTCCTTGGCCTGAAGCTCAATCAGCGGATCTGCGCCCTTCGGTGGGTTGAGATCTGCCATAACCTTGTCGATCATCTGCGCTTCGATCTGCGCCTGTTGTTTCATAAGGGCCTCGGGCGGAGGCATGGGGGCTCCCTGTAACTGCTGCATCTGTTGCATGATCATCTCATGCGCTGCCATTGATACATGCTCAAATACGTGGGCCAGCAAGATCCCGTAGACTTGCGGAGAAGTCTGGATCAACTGCGATTTGATGAAGGCCATATGCGCTTCAATGTGGGCTACATGGTCCTGATCCGGAAAAACCTGAAGAGCAGGAGCACCGTTGGGTACAAGCATAGAACGAGCATTTTCAATTGCCGGACTTTGAGGTTGTGGCTGGGGGGGAGGTGGCAGGATCATGTCAATATTCCGGACATCGAGTGCGGAATACATGCGATGATAAGCCTCATACTGGTTATGCAGCTGCGGGGCTTCCTTTGCCAACTGCAACTGCTGCTGGGCCAGCGCGATACGCTGGGTCATGCTGAAGATGTTGGGATCGCTGACGGGCAGGATGTCAATCTTGTCGTCAAAGTCTTGACGCTTAATATCCGGAGTGCCGCCTTCTACCTCATATGGGTACTGGTCAGGCATATACTCGGCAAACACCTGAGCCAGTAACCGCAACTCCTGCTTTTGGGCATAATGCAGACGCTTGTGCACCGCGCTCATGACGCGAGAGCCACGTTCCAGCAAAGCGATGGTGGTTCCAACTGGCAGCTCTTGGTTGCCATCTGACATACCGAGATCGGCAGTCCCGAGGAACTTCTCTGCCGACGAAACAACGAAGCCGAGCAGCTGGAACAGGGTTGCAGAGGGTTCTTTGTAGGGCAAAGGCAGCAGATTCTGCGCCAAGTCCCCGCCGGGTGCGTCGACATCGCGCCATTCGCCCGGTTGCAGTGGGGATTCCTGATCTTGGATCCGCAAGCCACGCGCTTTGAACCCGGCAGGAAGGTTTGCCAGCGTACCAGCGTCGATTAGCTGGCGCAAAATGGAAGTTCCGCTGCGGGCAAGGTTGCCCAACAGGTGGATCAGGCCAAAACCGTAGAAGCCAAGGCCGGGAAGGAACTTATAGTGGACAAAATACTGCTTTTTCTTTTTCCGGACGTCATCTTTTTTGTAGTTGCGGCGGATTGCCAGTACGTCGCCGGAGTCAGAGTCAATTGTTACGATGTATGGCAGCTTGATCCCGGTGGGTTCGCCGTCATCGTCCAGATCTTCGAAGCCTTCGATGTCCAAATAGCAGTGGCACTCCCACAAAACGTAGTCTTTGGGGTCACCCGACGGCTCGATCCCGGAAATCCGGTCAATTTTTTCGTCAATGTCGCTACGATCAGGCTCCGTTGGGCCTGTCAACTCCACATTACGGTAGAATCCGGTGACCTGTTGCTTGCGGAGTTCGTTTTCCGAGACCCGTAACACATGGGTTACCCGTTCTGCGGTCGCCAAATCGCGTGAACCGTAGGGAACGATGAGATCTTTTGGCAAAATGTAGGGGCTAACAGCCCGTCCGAAGTCGCCATCGTAGTAAACCTTCTTGAAAGCCGAGCCGCCGTAGCCAACATAGAACAGCATCTGGTCAAACTCGGGGTCATACTCCTCCATGACTTCCGTAATCTGATAGTTCATGTAGTTTTTGACGCGGTCAGCTTGCTGTTCGCGCTCAGGTGTCACCTTACCAACGATACGCGCACGGGCAGGGCCGCTCGCAGGGAGCAGTTCTTTGTACGACTGCGCCTGAAACTGGGTGACAGCCTCGTTCAGCAGGGGATGGGTTACGCCAGTCGATCCGTTAAACGGCTCAGTGCGCTCTGTATACGTAAGACCAAGGAGAGTAAGACCCTCTTCGTAAGTCTTTTTCCATTCCTCACGGCCTGAATCATCTTCATCAATAGCAGACGAGAGATCCTGACTGATGGTTGCAAGAGCACTGTTATCCAGAACCAGTGCCAAATTGTCACCAAAACCGAGTGAAGATATGTCCATTTTCTCTGGATCTGTGTCGCCAAAAGTGATTGTAGCTCCACCATCTTCATCCTCCTCAATCGTGAAATCATCGCTCTCGTCAATACCGTCTTCCGGCAACTCGACCTCCGCGCCACCAAGGTCAGAGGACAAAGGACCGTTGTACAAGGAATCTTCTACGTTATTGAAGGGAGATTTTGCCATCAGTAATAAACCCTGTACGTTGACCTCGGACCTTCGTCCATGGTGTAGTCATCCGGATGTGTAACAAAGCCACCCTGCCGGAATCGCATGAGGGCCTGTGAAGCGCAGTCAACCAAGTCGTCGTGCTCACCGTTGGGGAACGCGGCTATCTCCTCGACAACCTCTTCCGCCCAAGATGCCTCTGGCCTCCAGACAAGCCCCGCTTCAAACAGGGAAGCAATCGAGTTCAGACGTACATGCTTATCATTCCCACGGCTCGGCGTAAAGTCCACCGCCGGGATGCCTACGCTCCGGAGTTCCTGTAACAGAGGGAGGCCCGCAGCCTTTGCTTCGATCAGCACGGTCTCCGGTTCCCAGTACTTGTACTCTTCAAGGGCAATGCGTTTGAGCTCGGGGAACTCCCATCTGCCTTTCTTGCAGTCCAGCAAGATGACGTTCGCCGGGCCATCCTCTCTGGGGTAAAAGACCCCCCACGTCTGGATCGCGCTGTAGTCAGCCGTCTTCTTTTTGGTGTGCGCCGTGTCGTAAGACTGCATGACGTATTGCAAACGGGGAACCTTCTCCTGCTCCCACACGTTCCACCAGCTACGCTTGATGATGGACACCGAGTCCGCCGTTGGCTGCTGCATGTACTGCGCTTGCCACTTGGACAGGGTGATCGAAGCCTTGATCCCCTCAAGTTCCTCAAGCTTCCAGTACTCAGGCCAGAGCGGCTCACCGCTATCCAATATTGCCGGAAACTCCACGACCTCCCACTGATCGGCTTTGGGATCTGTCGCTTGCTGCTTTAAAAGGCGGGCGGTCAGATCCGCCTCCCCCCACCGGGTCATAACAACAAGGATCGCCCCTCCGGGCTGAAGACGCTGGCGTGGTCCGGATTGATACCATTCCCATGCGCCTTCCATTGCTGTTGGTGAGAGGGCGTCTTGTTCTGAGTGCGGATCGTCAACAATGAAAAGATCCGCGCCGCGCCCTGCGATATTACCCCCAACACCCGCTGCATAGTACTCTCCTCCTTGATCGGTCTCCCAGCGATACGCTGCCTTGGAATCTGACCGTAGCTTCACTTCTGGAAAGATGGGCTTGAACATATCCCCATCCATTAGGTTTCTCACTTTACGCCCAAACCGGATCGACAGATCAGCGGTATGGGTCGCTTGCATAATCTTCTTGTCTGGCATCTGCCCTATGAACCAAGCCGGAAACAGGTAGCTGGCAAACTCAGACTTCGTATGCCTCGGCGGCATGTTGATGATCAAACGCTTGAGCTCGCCACGCGCCATGGCCTCAAGCTTCTCAGCAACAATCCTATGGTGTCTCCCGGCAATAAACCCGGGCCACACAAACTTAACGAAATCAAGAAAGCCAACCTTGGCCTTCTCTAGAGTGGCAAGTCTCGCCGCTCTTTCCAAAAGACGAGCGTATTGGCGAGCCGCGTCTTCCGGGAGGCTATGTGCAAGTTCAGAGGGCAAAGGATAAAGCTCCGTAGATAAAAGGGGACGGTAGCAAGATCAAAGCCATAGCTACCGTCCCAAGTCTAGGGAGGAACACCATGGAGCAGACAAGGTGTACGCGCAATGTATACCAGCATGCCGCTCTTCGCAAGTGCAACATATGGAAAAAGCAAGTCTTTTATTTGTCATCTTTTGTTTGTAGCTTGCAGACGTTCACCTCACCTGTGGGAGTTTGCCATGTCTGTTGTTATCGGTACTGCTGTTATAGAACGTAACGAGGGCGAGATCGATCTCGTTCAGTTCAACCTGTCCGACGAATTTATGGAATGCTCGTTGCCAGAGCGCATCGGTGCACTCTATATGCTCATCGATCATTTGTACGACCTGATGGACGATGACTACATCATCGTTGAAGAAGACGAAGAAGGCGAAGACGACGAGTGGTCAGAAGAAGACCTCGCCTAACCCTCACAACCTACAAAGCAATAAATGGGGGGCTTCGGCTCCCCATTTTTTATGGGAGGTTCCGAGTGGTGGACCTGACGCTGTTCTCCTGTGGTCCACCTAAACAGAGGGGAAACAGCAAAAAACCTCTGACCTCGGTTATTAACCGGTACACTACAATGTCAACGCGGTCCAATAGTTTTTGAAATTTTTATTATGGGGTGGGGGTAGGGGACCCATTACTATTAGTTGACAATTAGGGGGTAGGCCAAATGTTTTGAAGTTGCTGCCGTTCCGGGGAAAATCGGATTTTTAGGTGAGTCCTGCGAGCGGGCGGGCCTAAAAGGGGGGTCGGCGATTTAAACCGTCGGAAACCTGACAGCTGGAAATCTGCCAAGGGACCCGAGACTAAGTAGTTTTACTTACGACTAAGGTATAGGTTGACAATGTCAATTGTATCATGTAGAGTATAGGCACGGTTGAGAGTGGTTCTTAATCGTAGAGAAAGAAAGAAAGTCACATGACAAAAGAAACATCACGCTACGTGATCCCCATGCGGATCATCACACTGGACGACGTCGGGCACGGTATCCAGACTTGGAAGACCGGAGAACTTGTCGGGGTGTCCGCCCGCCATATCGAGTCGATCCTGAATATCCCATCGATCAAGTCTGATGATCTCGGCGGTAAGGTCACTCGCGAATGGCTGTTCGAGGTCGGCGGGCCCGAGAGCTTCACAGGGTTCGTCATGCATATCTGGGACTGGAAGGGGTCAAGCGGGCAGGGTCGTTGGTCGACGTTCGGGCCCCATGCCTACTTCGAAGTTATGTTTGGCGAACACTATAAGCCCTACGATACGACAGTCGGGTTCAAGGCCCGCGACTCGATCCTCGCTTAACCCCATCGGGCCCGCTTCGGCGGGCCCACCAACCATAGGAGAAAGACCATGATTATCATCAGTGACGCAAGACAAGACGACCGTATCCAGAGAGCCTTTGACGTGTTGCATTCGAACGGGGTTAGGGTTCTACTATCGATATCGGTAGAGGATATCTATGAGGTTGCGGCAGAGCAAGAGATGACAGTGACGCCGGAGCGGGCACTGGCGATTGTCGACATGATCTATAAGGAGCACATGTCGGGCGACGATTGGCAATCTATCACCGACCGTGTCGGCGAGATGCTAGCGGACTAATCTTTAAACACTGGCGATTCTAGCGAGCGGGCGCGGCGGTTCAGTCGGGCCCGCTTTTTCGTTTCCGGCGGGCGCAACAATCCGGTCGAGGCGCAAAATAATTTGTTGACACTGTCAAAGGTCACTGATAAACCTATATGGCCTGAACGGTTCAGGTTAAGGAGAAAGATTATGGACTCATACATTGCAAAGCGAGGCGAAGGGGTTACCGCGTATGTCGGGCCTGACGCGACACGGTTACTGCATGCTTTCGCGGTTAAGCATGCTCTGAAGGCTATCAAGCATGGCATGCGGTTAACCCGCACTGCTACTCCGAAGGCTTCTCTTGAGAGGGCCGGAAAGATTACAGGCAAGGTCTACAAGCGGGGCCAGTATGATCAGGCCATTGCTGATGTGGACCAGTGGATCTACACCATGCAAGCGGCCCTGCCTGTCATCACGAACGACTAACCCTATCGGGCCCGCTCCGGCGGGCCCACCACATGTCATTAGGAGAAAGCACATGACACGTCCATTGCACACTATCGCCCGCGAGATATCTGTCGATTGGAAGAAGCCCTACTTCGGAGCGGTTCCATATCTGCAAGCCATGGCGACGCTAAGTTCCATCGAAGACCCTTTTTACTATGATTCTGGAGATAGCATCGTTCGCTACTTTCTCGCGAACGCTGCCACTTGGCGGGGCGAAACCGCCAAGCGGATCAAGGCTGAATTGAAAGCCATGCTCTAACTTGTCGCCCTGCTACGGGGGCCCGCTTCGGCGGGCCCTTTTTTTATGCCTGTATATTATAACACTGGCGATTCTAACGAGGCGCGGCGGGCGATTCTCTCGGGTTCTATCTTAAACACTGGCGATTCTTTCGAGCGGGCGCGGCGGGCGATTCCGGCGGGCGCAATAAATCGCGGCGATTTATTTTGGCGATTTATTAGTTGACAATGTCACCGGATCCTGTTAAACCTAATGAGTCTTTTAAACCGAAGAAAGGGTTATCCTATGGACATTAACGAGGTGGTTGAAACCATTAATAAACTCGAAGCGGCGGGGTATATTGTGGCAATCTTTAGGCCACACGATACGCAATGGATTATTGATAGCGAAGAAGTTGAAGAAGCAATGATTGCAGCCGGACAAAAATTTATAGCTTCTAACCATAGAAAGGATTCTAACAATGATTAAGACAGTGGACGCAATGGTCGAAGCTTTAAAGCGCGGACAGTTCGCGGGCGTGATTCTTTACGAGGGTCCGAGTCGATTGGACGGCAAGCCGATTGCTGTTATCGCAAACCGCATAACGACAAAAAGCAATAATGATAAGACTGGCGCAATGGTCCAAACTTTTATTGTTCGGTCCGACATTAATCCGGTCGAGGCTTTACGGTCCGGCGATGACGCGTCAGTGTGCGGAGACTGCAAGCGGCGGCCTAGTGTCGCGAAAGCGGCGGGCATCAAACCTTGCTATGTTAAGGTGTTCCAGTCGGTTCTTTCGACATGGAAAGCCTTGGGGCGCGGGCGATATGCTCGCCCGATTGTAGACTATGATCCTAGGATCCTGCCCGATTTGTTCGAAGGTAAAGCCTTTCGCATGGGTTCCTACGGGGATCCTGCTGCTGCACCCTTTGCAATGTGGGCGCGGGCTGTTAAGCGGGCGGCGATGGTTAACGGTTATTCTCATCAGTGGCACAAGCCAGAGTTCGCTAAGTTCAAAGCCTTGACCATGGCAAGCGCGGACAATGAAGCCGAAGCCTTGCAAGCATGGGACGCGGGCTGGCGCACGTTTAGAGTTCGGGCGAAAGATGAAAGCCGCTTGTCAAACGAGGCGATTTGTCCGGCATCGAAAGAGGCGGGCGCAAAGGTTTCCTGCACCGATTGCAAAGCATGCGGCGGGCACTCGGCAAAGGTCCGCAAGTCCATTGTCATCATGGCACACTAAGGGGGCAGGGGGGCGAAAGCCCCCTTTCCTTTGTCCGCTGTCTTTACACTGGCGATTCTGTCGAGTCCTTGTATTCTGGCGATTCTTTCGAGCGCGAGGCCGCGAGTTCGAGGAAAGCCGACCACATCCCCCTGCCAATGGGCAAGATCATCAAAGGTTCTGGCGATTCTGTCGACGGGTCGTGCAGTTGGGTCACGTGTTCTGCGCCATAAATCCTGACGACCCATGCCCGAGGGTGGCTGATCAGGTTATAGACATTGCGTGAAACGCGGGACCGCTTGGTCTGCCATGCAATTTGCGCGGGTCTCCACAGTCCATCCCCTTGAAATTTTATGGTAGAACAGACCTTGAGTTCGCACCACAGCTCAATGGTGGTTTCCTGCGACAGAGAAGGCCACACATAGGCCCCGTTCAGGTCGGGGATACCCGAACCCGCCCAAGCCTCGATGCGGGTCCAGTGAACGTCCTTGTCGGTTTCCTTTTTCAGGTGTTCCCAGATTGCTTTTTCGGTCTTCATTCGTCGAGCTCCGCGAGGGTGTCGGGTGACTCGTATGTGGGTATGTCCTCGCCTGTTTCGGAGCGCATGGTCTTGACCATGTCGATGGTTGGGCCTGTCCCCTGTGCAAGCGCGGGAAACTCAGCCTGAAGGCGCATGATCTCGGCAAGAACCTCCTCCTTCGACATCTGATCGATCTTGCCGACCAGTATCTCCGAGCGACTGATGTAGAGCCCTGCGGCCTGTCCTCTGGCCTTCTCGGCGGCAACAGCAGAGGCATAGTTCTGCTTCTCCATCGCGGCATCGCGGATGCGGGCCAGCTGTCGGACGTGGTTGTCGAAGGTCACCTCATACTTTTTGCCAAGCTCCTCTTTCAGCTCGGCTATGCGGGCAAGTATCTGGGGGTAGTCCCTGCCGTTCAAGAATTTAGAGCCCGCCACCAGTGCGGTGCTCTCGGTGTATCCAGCAAGCCGTGCCGCCTCGGTGCGGGTCACGTCCTCGGTGGCGTAGATGCGGCAGAATTTCTCCTGCTTCTCGGTCAATCCCTTTTCATTCTTCGGGTTGACAACAATGTCAAGTTTTGGGCGGTGGGTCACTTTCGAACGGGCCACAGATGCTCTCCTTCGCTGGCGGTTCTGCTATAAACTATCACAGTTCTATCAAACATTGTAACAAATATAGTATGTAAGCCTTTGAATATAGGGGGATATCATCTTATAGGGGGTTTAGCGAGGAAACGGTCCAGAGGGGGGTCCGTCTCCGCGTACGTGCACGAGGCGACAATTCTGTTTACTGTGTGCGCGACGGAAGTGATGATAATTCTGGAAACCCCCTATATTTTGATATCTACCTATATTCAAAGGGTTACACACTATATCATTGACAATGTTTGATAGAGTCTATCTTCTCTAAGGACAAAGGACAGCCGCCCTTCGAAAAACAATTTGTAAATTATTTCCACAACCCCACTTGACACTGTCAAATCACCCATCTATCTTGACATACAAGACGGGACCAACACAGAAAGGATGACCCCATGTCTTACACCGCAGAGCAGATGTACCGCGACCTCTACCGCAAGACCACCGAGCAGATCATCGAGATGATGATCGCCACTGGCATCAATCCCGAGCTGGGCTATTACGAAAACGAATCAGC